GGCGTATCTATGGAGATGAGTTAACGACCAATGGATTGGATATTGCTTCGTTTGCCAATCGATTGTTGTTGATTGATACGTCTCCACCCAATGTTGTAGGCGATGACGGAATTAACAAACTCTATAACGCTGCTGATATTGGAATCAATACATCTGACGGTGAGGGGTTTGGTTTGTGTCAACTGGAACATCTGTATACAGGCGCACCGCAGATTGTCTGCGATATCGGAAGCTACCGTACATTCCTAAATGAAGAGGTAGCCGAGTTCATTCCTACTCATGATAGGGTGTATTTTGCGGGAACCATGCCCCTGGGGTTCTATGCTCCGAGTTTCCGAGTACAGGATGTTCTAAACGCAATGGAACGTTCCATGGACACATTGGATGAGAAACGCAAGGCTATCAAGTCATATACATTCAAGAGCTGGGCAAGTGTGTGTGATGGATTTCTAGAAGACATTCTCAAGTTAGTTCAGTAGAAACTTGATTTGAGTAGGGGCAGTCATTTCTCCCACTCGCAAAAGTCTCTGTTTGTCTTCGTACGCAGGGCCATCAAAGACCTCCTTGCTATCGGGGTCAATGTAAAACACCATCTGTTTGATTTGAACCTTTTGTAGACGACGTTTCTTGCGGGTGGTGTTTCGTAAGTATGTTATATCTGAATCTTCAGTTTTTATACTGGGTTTGAATGCCAAATCTTCACCTGTTGCGGCAGTGTCAAACCGCATACAAGACAATACTGGCGTTTCCCGACTATGAAGTTTACGATGAATTTCGCAGTCGATGGCCGCTTGTTTGAGTAGGGTCGCAATCCGTTTGTTGGTTACCTCTTTTTCATAAGACTTTTCATAGAGATACTCATCTGTAGTCATAAACACTTCAACAGGGTCTCCTTCGTAGCGTTTGAGTTCGGTATCATTGCGACGAATCGGAACCACATTGTTCGAACCTTCAGTGGATTTGGACTGTTCTTCCGTAAACACAGATACGTAGAAGCTGATGCGTACTGTACGTTCTTCTACAGGCAATGACGCATGAGAGCAAATACGAATCGCGCGTCCAATAACCTGGTCATGGCGGGCAGGATTCCAGTGAGGTTCCATGATATGTACATGTCGCACATTGGTCAGGGTTATACCTTCAGCACCCGAAGAAGATGCCATGAGCAAACAGAGAATCTTCTTGTCTCGTTTCTCCACCGAAGCCTTGAGAGAGGCAGGGAAATCGTCTTGATACTTGCCGTTGAATATCTGACGCATGTACTCGCGTTGGTCTACGTCCTCTTCGCCTGTATAGAAACAGTACGCAGGCTTTTCTGGATCCATGGACGGATCTTCTACCCATTGATTGGCTTCCTTTTTGATTCGATAGGGTTGCCAACCATTTGCATCCAAAATAGCTCCAAAGATACCCAGACCTTCGAGCTGGCGATATTGAGAATACACAAACTGATTGTTCCAACCTTCTTGTTTTACATTCTGAAGCATGCGCAAAAGTTTCGGACTGTAATTTGCCAGAGCTTGTTCGGTGAGATACTTGGCGGGGTCATTCCGAAGTTTCTCAAGGATTTCAACCTTTTCAGGAACAGTATCCTCTGTTGCTGTTTCATCGGCTTCAAGGCTTCTGCGCAATTCGGGTGGAATGGCAAAATTACAGGCTAGTCGAGAGTTGACTCGGAATGTTTTCATTTCGCTGTCTTCTGCATTCGAAGGGTTGACTTTACGACGAGCATCGCGCTTGATTTCTTCCCAACGGATTTGTAGATAATTGTTGAATTGTGTACTTGACATTGGAACTTTTTCCAACATCTTTTCATCATCGACGCGACGAGGAAGCATGCGCTCATCCGCACCCTTGTAATACGAAACCAACCCTTGAATTCTTCTTTGAAAGAGCAATGCGTTCTTGATATTCAGACCGTCCAAAAAGAGATTGGCAAATTCCTCATAGGTCGTAGGCAGACATTCGAGAGTTTCCGTAGTTATCCTGTCCATGGCAAGTTCAGCGCCTCCTACATCCAATTCAAACTTGTTCTTCCATGACGCAACCCATTCGCTTGTTCCCTCAATAGGGTTCAAATCTTTGACATACTGAACTGCGATACGGTCTCCCTTTTCATTGTACACACTGCGAAATTGAGGGGGATTACGTGTCAGAAGAATGTACTTCTTCGAAGCATTGAATTCTATCGTATCCACATCAGGAATGGATTTCAATACGCTTGTCATTTTCTCTTCGTCCCAACTTGGAATGGCTTTGACGGGAACTACAATCCTTTCAATTGGACCACGCAGAAGATTCATAAGAAACGCAATTTCAAACGCTCGATTGATAACAGGTGTTCCTGACAAGGCAACAATCTTACAATTCTTTGCGGTATAAATAGCATCGTACAACTTTCGGGCAATATCGGAAGCATTGGTTATACGTCCAATCAAGTTATGAACCTCGTCGATAATAACCACGCTATTGTCATACGGATTGACACCTTCCGCCTCGATATACTTGCTAATGTTTGTACTGTTCAATCCATTGTAGCGAATGAAGGTAAACCGCTGATTGATAATATCCTCAATCTGTTTTGCGATAATGTCCTGAGCATTCTTGGGAAGATTCTTAAAATTCGGTGTCTCGCCTTCTACAGTGGTAAAAAAGGCTCGGTGTTTGTCGAGAAAAGCATCCGAGATACCCAAACGTTTGGCAAGAGCACGGGAATCATCCGATAACGATTGCTGACGCCAATGCTGTTCGTACATATAGATGGGGTCTCCGCATTTCCGCAACTCACCACGGAAGTTGCTCTCTAAGGACGCGGGAAGCATAACAAAGACCTTGCGATTGGTCAACAAAGACTCGGCAACCGCGATTGAAGAGCACGTTTTGCCCGATCCCAAGCCGTGATAGACCAACAAACCGCGATAAGGTGTTTCCATCAAAAGATAATCACGAATAATCTTCTGGTGTGGAAGAAGTTCACGCGCATTGCTTCCACGAGCCAAACACAAATCCGCATCCTTGTCGTCTTCATCTGTCGGCGTTGCGCGGTACTTGAGTAAAATACGGGTTATCGAATCGGCAAATGTTTTTCGATTGGGTAAAATGTACGGTTTCGCCATTGTTTTTGAACAGGTAAAAACAATCCCAGCACAAAACAACGATGTCGGTCAGTAAAAATCACCGATTAACGATGGTGACTGTGTACCTCTTTCTCATGGCAGCTTTTCTCTATGCCAAACCATCCCTTGCGTTTGGCCGAGAGGGACGGATTCGTCCATTTGGGGTCGTCGAACGAGATGCGACTATCTTCCCATTCTGGCTATGGATTTTTGTTATTTCTGTTGTTGCCTATTGTATAACCGTATACTTGGCTGGGTTTAAACTTCAAATGTCTCGATAATACTTTTCAATTGATTGACCATTTCTTCGCGTTGAACGTGATGAGGACGAATCAACGCAGATACTTCCTCAAACGACTTCCAACCAATCCCTGATATCTCGCGTTTTTGCATAGGTGTCATTCTCTGATTCAGGTTGACCATTTCGGGATTTTTCAACACAGCAACAAAGTAAATATGCCTATACCGAATTCCATTCAACCCCATGAAGGTCTCTTGTACGACCATATTCTTGAGAACCACATATGCCTCTCGAGGAATATTGGTCTCTTCTCCAAACTCTCGGATAGCACATGCTAGGTCTGTTTCACCTCGCATGCGTCGTCCTTTGGGAAATCCCCATTCGGGTTCCGTGTACGTCGATAGATTCGTTGTCATGAGTTCCAGTTTGTCGAGGGATTCAAACTTTTCCTTCGAAATAGCGTATTCACTTGAATTTCTGTCATCGCCCCATAAGTGATGCCAAACATTATCAAATGGCGAGCAGGCAATAAGAGACTGTTCAACCAACGTCATGTTCTTAAAGAGTCGCCCAATGTAGTCTAAATCACCAACATCATACTTGCCTCGCATGAACTCGGCAAAGCTCATACTGTCTTTTCTTCGAATCATCAAGACTCGTGTATTCGACGCAGACACGGGTAGACTATCCTTGTCAATCAATAGAATACCGCACGAGAGAACTGGGTCTCTACATGTACGAAACAGATGTCCTTTACCACCACAGTTATTACAATACATAATCTTGTCCTTCTCCTTCTCCATGACTATAGTCATGTCTTCATTAAGAAAGTTCCTTCCATAACATAAATGGGATTATTCCAATCAAAACCTGCGGCTATTCCACCTAGTGGACCATTAACATTGTCCCTGGGTACTCAGAGTACGCTACCCACCATGTCAGAACCCAAAACGGGGCGCTCGAATATCTTTACGATTTTAATCATTATCGTGGGGGCATTCTTTCTGGTGTATCTCGGGTTTACTTTCTACAATTACCTGAGGCGTCGAAATGGTCAAGAACCTATCAACATGTTTGGTGGTGCGGTGTCCTCTGACCAAACACCAACACCTGTAGATGGAAAAACAAAGAAGGTGATTCCAGCCGCCGATGTTCCTCTCGGAACCTCTATGCAGTCAGGTGTACAATTCTGGATGTTTATCTCCGACTGGGATTACAAATTTGGTCAGGAAAAGAGCATCCTCGAGCGTGTAGCTCCGAACAACCCTGCCATTAAGAATCCTGCAATAACCTTGGGAGCAAGTGAGAATACTCTTCATGTCAAGGTGAGCTTGTTTGGGGCAGAGCAGTCCACAGACGTAAGTGGAACAGGTGATGTCTTCACGTGTAGCGTAGAGAATGTTCCTCTTCAGTCTTGGTTTTCTGTGTCTGTAACAACCTTCCAGCGCAACTTGGATATCTACATCAATGGTCGTCTGGTCAAGTCCTGCGTACTTCCTGGTGTTCCCAAGCCTGCGTATGGCGATATTATACTGAACAATAACGGTGGCTTCTCAGGCAGTATATGTAATGTACACAGCCACTCTTCCATGATAAGTCCTGAAGAAGCACAGTCGTTCTTTGCCCGTGGAACCAACTGTCAAGCACCGTCTCCTGCTGCGTCTACAGTGGATAAGGATTCATTCTTCATAACGCTGTTTGGATATACATTCAAGTTCAGTACCCTTGACAAACTCGGAAAAGAAGTTAGTAGTTTAACGTTGTAATAGAGTAATGCGTATTCTTCTCAAATGTCCTACACGCTCTCGTCCTCAACGTGTTTTACAAACAATAACTCGATACGTTGAATTGGCAAATAACCCATCTCAGATTGGTATTGCGATATCGTGTGATACAAGCGATGAAACGATGAAACCGAATTTAGTCCAAGACGAGCTGTACAGAATCGCAAAACGTTGTGAATGGTGTCGCATCTTCTTTAGCGACAACACGTCAAAGATACAAGCCTGTAATGCGAATATGAATGAAATCGAATATCCTTGGGACATTGTAGTACTTGTTTCCGATGACATGATACCCCAAATGAAGGGATACGATGATATCATTCGTAATCACATGCTTTCGAAGTTTGTCGATACCGATGGTATTCTTTGGTTTAACGACGGAACACAAGGAGAAAAGTTGAATACTTTGACCATCATGGGGCGGAAGATGTACAATTGGTTTGGTTATCTCTACAATCCAGAGTACAAGAGTTTGTTTTGTGATACGGAACTAACGGATTTATGTCATAGTCAATTGAAAGACAAGACTCTCTATATTCCGTACTGTATTATTCGTCATGAACATCCAGGAACAGGGTTTCCTGAAGTCAATGATGCTCTGTATCAACACAATCAGAGGTTTTGGACACAGGATATGCTAACCTATATTCGAAGGAAACAATACAAGTATGATTGGAGTATTCTCATTCCTACACTACAGGAACGCCAACACAAGTTGAATCGTCTACTGAAGAGCATTCATGAAAAATGTAGCCGAATTGCGCCTTGGTTGAAATACGAGATTCAACTCGATTGTGATAACCGCGAGACAACCGTGGGAGCAAAACGAGACCGTCTTTTGAAATCCGCAAGAGGCAAGTATATGTGCTTTATCGATGATGATGATGAGATAACCGATGCGTATATCGAAGACCTTGTGGAAACCATTCGGGGCGATTTCCATGTTATGCGCATTCGTGGGAAGGTCGATGTATACACATTTACCCACAGTATCAAAAACACTCTCAACATGCCCATGGCGGTTGGTAATGAATTTCTTCGACCACCCAATCATCTCAATCCAATGCTTTCGGATATTGCCAAATTCATTCCATTCCAGAATGCACAACGAGGCGAGGATTTGGATTGGACAATTCGATTGGCACAAACAGGATTCCTAAAGACCGAGTATAGCTCTGCGGATGACCGAATTCATTACAACTATAACATTGCGGTTCCCATTGATCCGAGAACAGCTGATTACCAACGAAGGACAAATTACCAAGATATGTTGAAAGCGGTATGGATTGGAAACGGCTCAGTTATGCCTCAACCCCAACCCCAACCTCAACCCCAAGAGAAGGGTCTACGTCTAGGCCGTGGTGGGTTTGTTTCTAGATAAACAATAATGAACATAGCAGCAATCCTATTTGTTCTTTTTCTAGTAGGTGCTCTTGTCTACTTTCTAGTCTATAGAAGCAAGGGTTCCTCCGATAAAGTTGTTATACTCAGTGGTTCTCAACCTGGAAACGCAAAAGGCGGCTTCTACGGATCCTTGCCATTGTCCTTCAATAACCCCGAAGGCATTGTCTTCTCGTATACAGGATGGGTTTTAGTCAAGGACTTCAATATGGGCTATGGCAAGAAACGCGTTATCTTTAAGAAGGGTGATGATGGACCTGGGTTGTACTTGGATTCTACATCCAATTCATTGATGGTAGCCATCAAGACATACGGAGCAACGGAAACCATCCTGATTCCCAATATTCCTGCTATGAAATGGATTCACTTTGCAATTGTTGTAGACCAGACGTCTGTCAATATCTATATCAATGGGACATTGCGCCAACACCATACGTTAGGTCAGTTGCCCGATCAAAACAATGACGAACTGACTATGGGTTCTGAATGGGATGGTGTATTAGGGAATCTCGTCTACTACAGTCGAAATCTCTCGTACGACGAAATTCGAAAACTGTCGGGAGAAACACCGCCCAATGATCTTCAGCCCAAGATTTCGGGACCAGGTTATTTTGACATAACTTGGTACATTGGTCGTTTAAATTCTGCATAATCAGTAAATGAGTTCGGGTGGACAACGTGGAATTGATGTTTCAGGTATAACTGCAATGCGCCTTCAAAACGCAAGTGATTTCACTCGCGATTTGAAACTACAACTGGTCTACCAAACATTTGCGTCTTCGACGGGAGCAAATGCGTACCGTAATGAGACACCCAATTCAATTGGATATTTCATGGATTTTGTACAAGGAGCAAAGGAGCGTTCTGTGTGTTCAAACTGTACAGGTCTGGCATTTCTCTACAATTCATCCAATGCTGCTCTCAATATGAGCTTTCGAACCTAGCTTTGCGTGTTTTGCGTAGTGCGTTTCGTGCCTTCTGGCGTTCAGTTTTGGATGCCCTTGGGTTGTATGTAAAAAAGTACTTTAAAAATTCGGGTGATTGTTTGTTCTTTGAATATTTCTCATAGAGTGCAGCTTTATTCTTTCGCATATCAATCAGCGTATCTTGCTGTCCAATACAATCTATTGGCGTCAAGAGAGCAAATCTGCGTTTGGGTTTATTGTTTGCCATTTCTACAAGTCGCTGAGCAATACACAACATATTTGAAATGTTCTTCTGTTTCTTACTCGAATACACAAAGGCAAATAAAAATTGAAGAATGGTTGGAATACTGGCTATACGTACACCATCCCGTGTCTGATGATAACTATGGCATGCTGCTGTTTCGTAGAATCGAACACGGGCAAGACCATCATCATCAATAATTGAATACCGTGCTGGAAGAATATCCGTTCCCTTGTCGACTTCAACTTTCTTATCTTTCGAAAGTTTGTCGATTGTCTCTTTGGTTGCTAATAATGTTATGGGAAGCGTCCAATGCTTTTGTAGATGAGACTCTGCTGCGCTAACACCGAGAAGTACGACAGGTTCAGTGTGTAAGAGTTTCATAACATCTTCGATTTCAGATTTTGATGCTAGTTTGCGATGCTCAGTTTCAGAAATTGGGCATTCGATTGGATGATGTTTATTCAAGAGTTGAAGACGACTAAACACCTTCTTCCAGCGCGATACATCACCTCTCGGTCTGGATAATTCAAGATACATGGACATTCTCAGCAAGTTGGGTGGAACATAATGAACACCATCTCGTTCGACACTCTCCTCCCATAGTTTATCAAAAATCTTGCTATCCAAATGCGTTATATCTGCTACACCTTCAAAATCGGCAAACACCTTGAACGTTCCGAGATGAATACCCGGTCTGACTTCAACATTCTTCACTCCAATTTCGGAAAGAGTATTGGCTAAAAACATGGCATGTTCTTGGGGTGTCTTACTAAAAAAGTCATAGTCAGGAATATCCACTTCAGGGTCATAAAAACGATCTTCCTTGGGTAGAAGATTGTTAATCGCTGTTCCACCATAGCACATAACTGGATGAGTCTGTATGAATTTATATACAGTGTCTAGACTCGCACGTGTGAGTGGATCGGATGTTGCTCGTTTAGCATTTTCGAGTTCGAGATGCTCTATAATCTTCTCTAGCTCATCCATTATTCTATCTACACAAAAACGAATTGTTGTCGCTTTTTTTCTGTTGACGGTCAGCAAGGATGCCTCGTCGATACAATCTTCGTCCTCGTAAGGACGTGGATGTGAAGTGGATTGAGGATGAAACCTTAAAAGATGAGGATGATGAGGAGGAGTCGGAGGACGAGGACTATGAACCGACGGAGACAGAAGACGAAGAAGAGGTTGACACTGAAGACGAAACCGAAACCGAAACCGAAGAGAAAGCAGTCATCCATATTCCAATGCCAAAGAAGGGAATGCGAGTAAAAATTGAAATTGACAACAGTAGATATGATGACGATGATATTCTGATACTCGATGACGACGAAGAGGAAGAGGATGACGAGTTCATGGAATACCTAATGAACAAGTACGTTCCGTCGAGCAAGGTATCGAACAAGAAGAAAAAGAAGAATACCGAAGACGAGGATGAACCCAATATGGATTTGTCTATGGAAGAACATTCATACTTTGAAAATCTGACCAAGGCAAAGCAGAAGAAGCTAAAAAAGCAGATGAAGGATGTTGCTACAGTCAGCAAGCATGAAAGTGTTCCCGCAAAATTCCGTATTCTTGATTTGCCTATTCCTGAATCCGTCAAGGCATTGGTTATCAAAAAGATTGACCTCATCAATGAGATGGACGGTGGTGAGTCGTACAAACTTCGCAATTGGGTGGATGGATTTCTGCGTCTTCCATTTGGTACGAATGTTCCGCTTCCCGTTAAACTTGAAGATGGTCCGAAACCCTGTGCCGATTTCTTATCGGAAACCCGTAAATCTCTGGATGTATCTGTCTATGGTATGAACGGAGCAAAGTCTCAGATTATGCAAATACTGGCTCAGTGGATATCCAATCCTTCTTCTGTAGGCAATGTTATTGCTCTCAAAGGACCACCTGGCGTGGGTAAAACGTCATTTGCTCGGAACGGTATTGCCAATGCGCTGAAGAGACCCTTTGAGTTCTTCAGTTTAGGTGGGGCAACCGATAGTTCTACATTCGTCGGTCATTCCTATACATATGAGGGGTCGACATGGGGTCGAATTGTTGATGGTCTCATGCACGCAAAATGTATGAATCCTGTTATGTACTTTGACGAACTGGACAAGGTTTCGACTACACCCCAAGGTGAGGAAATCATCAGCATGCTCATTCACCTGACCGATAGAAGTCAGAACAGTCAGTTCCATGACAGATATTTCTCAGGCGTTGATTTCGACTTGTCTCAATGTCTGTTTGTATTCTCATTCAACGACGAGAACAAGGTACATCCTATTCTGCGAGACCGTATGCAAGTTATTCATTGTGCTGGATACAATGCAGATGAAAAGAAGATTATCCTCAATCAGTACATTTGGCCGCAAATTCTTGAGCGTATCAAAATGACTGATGCGTTGACGATAACCGATGAAGCTATCAAGTTCCTAATTAGTGAGTACTCGCATGAGGAAGAAGGTGTTCGAAACCTTATTCGATCTGTAGAGACACTCATAACGCGGATCAATCTACTGCGTATTGCTGACGAAGCAACCGCGAAGTCCTATCCGTTCTATATGAAGATAAGCCTTCCGATGTCGATAACACCCGAGAATGTTAAACATGTTTTACAAGATTTGACTCGCAAAGATAATGAATCCTGGAGACACTTGTATGTCTAAAATTGATTGTATTCCTTTCCATTCTCGTCAAAGAGAACGACATTTCCACAAAAATCACCCTGCTCTTCAATAACGACTACTTTTTCATTCGTATTGCCAAACAAACCTGCGGGGTCATACGAAAATACCAACAATGGTTCTTGAACATGCTTATCGAGAAAATCAGCATCCACACCATATTCCTCCCGAGCCGAATTACAGTAGACATTGAGTTCGTACTGATTGAATGTGTTGGCTCCTCGCTTAGTTCCCCATAGTCCACACATAAACCTATACCTATGCCATGGGTGATCTCGGATTGTATAGGCCTTGTACGGACTTTCAATGAATTTCTGGATACACCAGCGGTCTCTTGCGTGGATTCGGCTATCTGTATCCCGTACACACACCACCGAATACGTTGGCAAACATGTGCTCAGAAACCGATAGACTGTATTTACAGGACCATACTTAAATGTTCGAAAACACACAACGCCTGGAATATTTTGAACAAACGCCTCGGCTTCAGGAGAAGCATAGACATGGATATCCCAAGTTGGGTAATGCTCTTGAATGATTCGAACGTTTTCCAAAAGACCCTTGTAATACTTGTCGCATTCGGGCCCATACAAACAAAAAGAGAAGCAGCCCTTTTTGAGTTGTTCTTGACCACGAACAATACATGCTTGCCAATCTGGATACTCAATGTCATAACGCTGTTGCGGCGCATGAATGCTCAGATTGCGTGTTATGATATCTGTACAGATAAGAGACAGGTCATTCTTATACACTTCGGTAATCCAGTTATCACAATACCAGTTTTTGATTTCCCAAGGAAAGAAGTATCCAAACAAGGAGTGGTGAGTCGAGTGTACAAAGGCTGTTTCGATAACAGGACTTCCGCCATCCGCAACTCGAGGATAATAATTCTCGGGGTGAATAGGTCCAACTACACCACAGTTCTTATTCTGAAGTAGAACATCGATAAATCTTTCCGTCCATCCTGGTGTTTCGAGAATAACATCGTCTGCCATCTGGAAATAATAATCATGACCATCAAAAATAGCTGTTTCAAAGAGTTTATTCCAAGCATGAGCGGGTGCGTTTCGACAATTGGACAGGATAACAACCTTTCCTGGCAGTTGCTCTCTGCGAGACAAGAAGAATTCGTCGTCGTCATCCACGCCAATATAAATGGTATACTCGTGATTCGGACTCATGGTTGCTCGCAATGAGGGAATGGAAGCCTTCATGAGATACGTCTGGTCGAGGTCAGTCCAGTCTTGATTTCGACTACACACAGGAATAAGAATAGCAATTTTCATACTTCTTACAAGTCGACCCAGTGTAAATTTTTACTTTCAATGGTCAATCGTTCGGGATTATCGTCCATCGTTGAATACACGCACTCAAATCCTCGTTCGCTTAGAACAACCCCCAAACAATACTCTACTGTTGCATTTCGAAATACAAACGGCAATGTCATTCGTCGAACAGAATACGTAGTAGCATCCAGTACAACGAACAAATGATAATACTTGCGAGGAGATGAATATTCCACAAGATGAACAAGTGTCCATAATTCGTCCCCAATTCGTACGGGTGGAGCAGAACCGCGTAGTTTGGAAAAGAGTTTGGGTGTAGGATGTTCGGTATGAATGTTCAATTGGTTTCCTTCAATAGTTCCAACTCTCAGAGGATACCATCCATAAATCATATCATTCGTTCCAGAAACACCCAACCAATTCTTCTCGCATTGTTGACCAAACGGTGATTCGAGAATACGACAATCCGAGTAAGAACCGTCCGTATGATACTTGCCATAGAGAATCTGGATGTTCGGAGAGAATTCCAATGTAGTTGCTGTCATATACAAATCCTTATCCTTCTGGAATACACGTACATCCTCTAATCCTCGAATATGGCAGTCTCTACGCGGAAGCAGAACACTATCATCCTTCATCGCAACCATAGCACCTGTCTGGAAGTCGTAGTACGCATTTTGTGTTCGAACCGTATGATTGGTTGAATATACCCCATTCTCACACATTTCATATGTCGATCGGTGTTGCGGATCAAGACGATAATTCACATATCGAATATTTGCAAAGAGGTTTCCATTCTGCGTCCACATACACACAGAACCTGGATGAAAGTCCGAACCAAAAAAATCACGAGGAATGTTCAACGGTTTGCTTGTTCCCACAGGGTCTACATAGAACTGCATATTGGAGAGTACATTTCCATAGTCATGGTTCATAAGGAATTCAACCGTATTCTTTAATCCTTCAACTTTGTCCCTTGATACATAGTACTGAAGAACCGTCTGCTCATATTTCAATAGATAGTCGTAGACATCCTTTTCAACAAACAGCGAATCCGTTGAATCTGGAATGGCAAGCGCCTTGAGAAGATAATGCCATCCCTTGTAATGCTGAGAGGTTTCACGAAAATGTTTCACCAGACGATAGAGTGATTCTGCTCGAGAGGGTCTCTTTTCATACGCACGCATCATCCACTCTTCAAACTTGATAAAATTACCGAGTTTGTAGTGTGAATCGCCTATCATGTAATGCGAATACCATACCTCTTCATCCCATGAACCTCCTGCGATTCTCTTCTTGTACATTCGAATGGCATCCTTGTACCGTCCTAGACAGTGATAGGTTTGAGCAAGATAGAACATGTACCGAACGTTTGTAGGGTCTTCTTCAAGCCCTTTCTCGAGCAGACGTTGGTCTCGTTCGAATTTGTCCGACTTACATCCACCATCATTTTGGTCGTTGATATAACATACTGATTTCGGAAGAGGAACAGTAGGACCAGACCAATATTCATGCGTTACACCAATACACCTCCATTCATGGTCCATTCGAACCAAACGAGTATTTGGGTACTCTAAGCTACCCGCACACTGTACGATGGTATAGCCCTTTTCTGTCAGAGGATGTTCTCGAAGTTTATGCGGAACAAAGACCATATCCGCATCAAGCAAAAGACCATATGTATCTGCCAAATCCCATTTGAGCTGCTCTCTTACATAGGTCTGAGCAGCCACGAAACTTGCTGTACGATTGTGTCCAAAATCAACCCATTCCGATCCACTCAAGCAACCTTTGTGGTCTTTCAAAAACTCAACAGCAATTTCACATGTCTTGTCTTTTGAACCCGTATCGTGAATACAAAACGCATCCACTACATCCTCTACAGCAGTCAAACAACGTTTGAGAATTCGCTCTTCATTGCGAACCATCAGAATCAAAACAATTTTCGGCATGATGCGTCAGTATTGAATGAACTTCACCCTCTACCTGTAAACAAAAAATGAGCACGGAATTCGTCAAGCAAAGTCTTCGAGAGAACTTGGCGCGCACCCTTGTTCCTCATATTGCTGACGGGCTCTGGAGTGTGTATGATAATGCCAAGAGCGCTTGTGAACGCAATCAGCAACCTGAGAAGACGCTTCAGACATTCCAAAATCTTTTGACTCGGATTCCTCAGTGGACAGACGACATTCTTCGTAAGGAAGTTGACCGTATCCGTATAGCATCCAAATGTGATTATATCGACGACCTTTTGTTGGGTGTGTTTGTGAGCTATATTCGAGCATTTGCGAGTCTTCAGCAGGTGGATACGACTCATGTTCAAATTGAGTTTGATAGACCTTCTGTAGAGAAGTTCATTCACGAGTTCTACAAGTCTGCTGCGCGCAAGAGCTGGAGCAATGCCTACATGTACAAGACCATTGGCGTTTCCTCTGAACAACAGGCCAGAAACCGCCGCGATATTGAGCAGATGTTAGACGCTTGTATGGGTGAGGTTATCGATACGTTCATTCCATGGCGAGAAATCAGCCGAGCCTATTTCCAAGCTCGTCAGGCTCCTGCTCCTTCTCCTGCGCCTGCGCCTGCCAAACCCGTACAGTTTGGTGAGAATGAAGTTCGTGAATTTGAAGACGAAGAGGAAGAGGAAGAGGACGAAGAAGAGGTTCCTCCTCGTATGCAAGTGGGCGAAGAGACCAACCTAGAGTTTGATGACGAAGAAGATGCCAAGTCAGTGGACACTGAAACAGAACTGATGCAAAAGACATCCGATGAAACTGTCTCGTTGAATTTGTAATTCAAAAACACTGTCAGCGATACAAAGACAGAGATGGACATTCAGACAATCGGTATAATTGCTGCAGTCGTTGCTGCTGTCGTACTTGTTTTGTACGTATGGGATAGACGCACGAAACAGCAGGAAGTGGATATGAGCGATGCGACCAAATTATCCCTGGGCGCAAGTGCCTTAGCAGGTGGTGTTGCGTATGCTATGGGAAGTAGCGAGGATGTTGCTTCTGTTGTCGAGAGTGTTCAGACTGCCGCGCAAGAGATGTTTATCGGCAGCCCTGGGTTTTAACCAAACCGACCAAACTTGATATTTGTTATATGATTGACCGCGATATAGACTATATACGTCCATACAAGAAGAACGTAAAAAGAAGTCCAGAGCTTTACACCTGTAGTTTCGGGGATTAACTCTCCCGAACCTGCGGTTGTTAGATGTCCTACGGCATAATAGAAATAGTCTCCGACGGTTTCAGCTCCGCGGATTTGACCATGAAAGAGCAGATAAGTTCCGAGAGCGAAGAGTACGTTAACTGCGATTGCGAATGCGAGTAAAGCCAGAAATGTCTTCATTATCTTTAATACGGATCTTTTGGTAGAGTCATGATTGCGTAAGACAACAAAAAGAACACAAGTGAATGAAGAATCAATCCAAACGATGTAGGACAACCTCCAACGGCAACACCACCAATGATGCTATTGACGAACGCGTATGTTGCTGGATTGGCGACTAGAAAGAACAAGAGAGTAGAATAGAGTGAAAACTTCACCTTCAATCCAGTCGATAACGTCATTTATACCATGGACGCGAGAAAAGACAAATGACTCTCTGGGTTGTCTATTGTGATCCGAACAGCGTATGGAATCACATGGACAAGTTTGTAGTTAACATTGTGGATGATAAAGACCTTGATACCTACCAACGTACATTGGCAGGCGACAAGGGAACTATATATGAGATTGTGCGAAGTGCAAAACATCTTCAACCGTTTGTTATCGCAAATGGAAATGTGTATTGTATTCGTCAGTACGAGTTTTGGAATCCTAATTCTCAATAAAGACACAACGGGTTCCTAAAGGGATGGTCGATTCTCTGAACGCAAGAAGTTTGGAAATCTCTTTGCGAGGAACAGCGTTCTTACAGTATCTTGCGATTGCTTTATACAAGTCAAATCCGTGATACCTATCATGATTATCTCTCTGTTTGCGAAACATAACGGACGACCCATCAGACTCTTCCATCCACTGTTTGAACACTTCAAAGAGCGGATGTGTGGAATATGAATCTGGACCCTCGGGGAACATATCCCAAAAGACCGAGGTAGCAAAACGGCATAAGTCAAAGGATGACGAAGCCGAAATATGGGGATGTTTCTGGTCAAAGAAAGGCTCCATATTGTACTGACCTGCTGCCTCTTCTTCGGGTTGAAACTGACTGCTGACAAACTGACGTGGCTCTTTCATTCCACATAAGCGTAGAGAAACAATACATCTATCAAAATCAATAATCTTCATGAGGTATCCATACGTAGGAACCTTGTAGCATACTCCACCATGTTTGTAATACAAGAACTCCTGGTCGGTGGGAACATACATAACGTTATTGCCATGAAGGTCATTGTGAACAAATCCATAGTTTCTCTGAGCATAGGCTAAGGCAAGTACAATCTGCGCAACCCAAGCCGCATGTTTCTGAGGTTCGTCCCTGTGGTTTTGAAACAGATCGTAAAAGGTTCCCTCACATTTTTCCATAACCGTTGTTATCACGGGAACGTTTGTAAAGGTTGCCCATGCAAACGGTTCTTCTTCGATATCCTCGTCTTCCTCTTCCTCTTCCTCGTCTTGGTCTCCACAATCACAGGAATGAATTTCAAAGACATCAGTAGAATGGTGAGATTCGTCGTCCTCTATATCATTGAATGTTTCAGATGACTGTGTAGAACGTGTTAACGCCCGTGAACGAGAAGAGGGATGGCTAACGTGGTCGGCATCAATTTCGCGAATGCCATCGAGTTCGATAACGTCGCCTAAATGTACACCAGGACGCTGACCGCGGGTATGACTAAACTCGGTTGGGTTTTCAGGACTACGCAACTTGAGTTCGAACGTCTTTCCTATATTATCCCCAAACCATCTCTTATCTGAAAGGTCTTCATAGTCATCCGAAATATCAATGGTATGCTTCTCTGACATTCCTGTATACACGCCATAGACTTTGGGAAAATGAGGACAATCAGACTCGGACAAAGCAATTGAAGCAAGAGCCCCAACATATCCTGCTGTATGATGTCCTTGAAGGGCTTGATGCATTTCTTCTGCTGTGTCGGCTGGTTTAGGCAACCCAATAACACCATAGTCTCCTCTCATCCACTTGTACGGATTCAAAATCATAGTTGTCTTGCGATGAATAGGAACAACACTATCCTTTGTAGTACGAATTGTATTCGCATCCACAACACTACGAATCTCGTTGGAAAGACGAACGCCATACTCGGAAAGAGAAGCAAGCGTTTCTGTCTTGAATAGACGTTCTAAAGGAGGAAAGAAGGGTTGAGCATTCTGCAGCCCCCAAGCAGTCGTGTCTATTTTTCCATATTTATGGAGTTTCATATCTACTGCTGTCGTGCGCAAATCCTTTCCCATTGTTTTGAGTGCTCGGCAATCAAAAATGGAAACTAAACGACCTGACTCAAATCCATTACAATGTTCTCTAGACTACTTTCAGGCGACGTCTACAATCGTATCGTAAATGCAACCATCAATTATGGTTTAGCCGGTGGTGCAATTGGTGGAAGCATCTATGGTGCATACATATTTACCGACCCCAGACGAGGAGAACCTCGGATTCGGGATGCCATTTTCGGGAGCATAGCGGGCGGTGCTATAGGTTGTGGCGTTGGTGGAATGGCAGTTATGATACATCCCATTCTTGTATTGTCTCCACTTGCTCTTGGACCCTATTTCTACAACAAGTCAAAAACGAATACTGAAATGGCATAGGAGTGTACTTCACAATGGCACCCGATTGGAGAAAGGCAGCGTTTATCCACATGGACAAGAAGAATGCAGCACTCAAGGAATTGGAGACACTGCGACAGGAACACACCAACTTGAAGAATCAACACGATGATCTTTACATTCAATCATGGCTTGCCGTTCTTGCGGTTTGGGTTTGGGGAATGGTGTGTGTTTTCTACGCTTTAAAAATCAACCCGTAAAGAATAAGAGCAGGAATGAACTTCCAACTGAGAAAGTTCAATATGGAAATGATTACAGACCGATGCGAAATTGATTCTCGCAAGAGTCCGATGATGGTGGTTATTGGTAAGAAGGATACAGGGAAATCCTTTTTGGTTCGTGATATTCTCTTTCATACTCAGAGGCATTTTCCCGTCGGGACAGTTATCTCGGCAACCGAGATTGCCAATGAGTTTTTCCAGAGCATGGTTCCTTCCAAATTGATTCACGACAAGTACCGTCCAGAGATTATCCAGAATGTCATCAAACGACAAGCCAATATCAAACAGAAGCGCAATGAAGATAAGAAGAATCGTGGTGGTTCTTCCAGTATCGACCCTCGTGCCTTTTTAATTTTGGATGACTGTTTGTATGATGCAAAGGCTTGGACGTCTGAAGAATCCACACGGTTCGTCTTCATGAACGGTCGCCATATTGATTTGATGACCATCATAACGATGCAGTATCCTCTGGGTATCGGACCCAATCTGCGAACGAACGTTGATTTCATCTTCATTTTGCGAGAGAATATCACACGCAATCGTCGTATTATTTACGAAAATTACGCAGGTATGTTTCCTACATTTGAAATGTTTTGTAGTTTCATGGACCAATGTACAGAGAACTACGAATGCCTGGTCATCTGTAATAACGTTGCGTCGAACAAACTAGAAGACCAAGTGTTTTGGTACAAGGCTGCTGACCATCCGCCCTTTAAACTTTGCGACCAGTCCTTGTGGCTCGATAACCGCCCTTTCCAGAGCGCAATGCTCGCCGCCGACGAGTATAATGCTTCTTTGATGAAGAAGAAGAACGCTGGCCCTTCCGTTTGGGTACGGAAAGAAGACGACGATCATCGAAAGAAGTAAAACCCGCAACCTGAATAGTATTTTGATTGATTATTTTTGTAAAAACGCTACCTGGTATTATACTGGCCAAAACTGTGTTTAAAGTTTTTACAAGGGTTTCTTGGTTAGTTGTTTGCAACAATGGTCTAAGTCCGCGGTTTATTTGTTCGACGGGGTAATGTCCAATCAAACATTGGTACAAAATAACATATACCATTGAACCTCGAATTGCGTTTAACGCCCTTACAGATGCTATATTTTTATTCGCGCTTTCGAGACCATGTGCTAACAATTCCATAAGTTCTGGAGGATGTTGACTATATCCTTGATTTCCAGCAAGTCTTACTTGGTTGGGGTCTCCCGCAAATATGCGTTGTCCCCATCGTCTTATACCCGATATAGTATTTGTTGTATCGTTTGGATTCTCAATATATATAACTCTTCCCCAGTCGGATATAGTAGAATAAATTTGATTTCTAACTATATTCCTTTTTAATTCCCAACCATTGGATAGCTGAAAACTGGGATTTACATCGCTATGTGAAACAAATGTTAAAATATTCCCAAAATGCAAATCTTCGTTAACTACCCATGGTCCCTCATCTGGAACGAGCAGGATTGATGCCACTAACGTATGTGAAAGACCGCTGATTTTCTTAGCCAAGTTCTGCTGTATTCCAGTTTCAACTAAGAATTCATCTACGTTTTTTCCAACTATACGTGTTATCAAGTTCGTTTGATCCTTCGGGTTTCCCACATTTCCCTGTCCGTCTATACCTAATAATTGACATCCTTGTCCTCTCGCTGTAAACCCATCCGCAGAGTTAAATTTATCAGACTGTTCATACTCAGGTATACACGATCTCTCACTTGTTGAAATGAGCTTATACGTATGTAGCAAGTTGAATCTTGTTCGCAATATTTCTTCAATCTTTATATCGTCCGAGTTTTTAGATACAACTCTTGAAATATATTGATTAGGTTCTGGTCTTTTTTCATCGCCCAGACACTTTACTGCGGGTTTAAATACACATGTATCCGCACCTGACCTCCAACGTCCTCTTCCACGTTGCATATTATACATACTCTACACTTTACTCGCGAATTGCGCCCTCTGAAGGATGAACAGGCTTGGATGCGTCCTCCAACTGCTTTGCGTTTTCCTTCTTGCGGCGTTCATTCTCCTCCTTCTGTGCCTTAATCTTAGCCTCACGCTCCTCGGCAAAGAAGATCTCCTTATTGGCCTCATTCTCCTTGTAGCGCCTCATCAGCTCGTTCAGCTCCTTCTCAGCATACTCGACCTCAGGCATCAGGTGCTCAGACGGATCCCACGGCAGCCAGGCACCAACCTTACCAATGAACAGATTGTCCTTGGGATACTTGCGCTGGAACACCTTGGCCATAACCTGAGCCTCCTCCACAGTCGCAAAACTACGACGTACCTTGACACCACGTACATTGGTCTTGAACTCTACCTGATTATCATACTTCTCCTGAAGCTCCTTCTCGTGCTTCAGCAGAAAGACCTGATACTGCTCCTCCAGATCCGTCTCACGAATCTCCTTGTTGCGTACCTCGGCAAACTCGGTTGCGTCCTTTAGCAAGTCATCAATCTTCAGGGCATACTTCTTCGAGAGGAATGCCATAAAGTGCTCCATACCCTTGACCTTCCAGTCATAGTCCATGAACTTGATGAACTCACCAAACATGAAACGGTTCTTGTCCTGAATGGTCTTCTCGGGGCTCAAGAACGACACGATACAGTACTTCTGGGTGGGAATCTCGGCATCCTCATCGAGATAGTCAATCAGAGAACCATCATCCTCCTTCTTAGGCAAAGTAGTACGGGACATTTTATTGTTATGCTCGTTTCTCTTGAAAGTTCTTTCTACGCAGAGACTGCTTTAAACTCTTCCAGAATACTTTCAATTGCTTCCTTATCGTTTTCTGTAGGCGTAGAACTCATCTTCTCAAAATCGACCAAATATGCTTTTTTAGACTTTTTGTCGTAGACAATGTTATCTGTCTGTACATCGTTGTGATAGATGCCGTTGGAGTTCAAAAACGTGATTTCATCGCGAAGTGTCTCAAGTGCCTTTACTATATTCGGAATTTCAGCAATATCTTCGGGTTCAGCGGGTTTCTGCCACCAAAGTACTTTGCCTGATGTCTTCTGCTGTGCGGCATCATAATATCGAGTTAACTCATCTCCGCCATACCGAGAAAACAATAGACTCATCGTCGGGTTGCCCTTCTGGTCGCAGATATGTTCTGGATACACGGTACCAGAAGGGTTGAGTTTGCGAAGAGTGTCCGTTTTGGTATACTCCTTTTCCGCTGCGTCTTTCTTCATAACCTTCGATACATAGTCTCCTTTCGGTTGTTTCGCGGAGTCCTCGCATTCCAGAGCGGGATAATAGACCTTCCCAGATAATCCTTCACCTATCTTTTGTCTGGACATATTATATAAATGTACGATTTGATTACCACTTCTTTGCTGTTTGTTCTTCTGACTCCTGGTGTAGTGCTTACCCTGCCCCCGGGTGCGTCTATTCTGACTGCCGCAATTGTTCATGCGATTGTCTTTTATGTTGTACAGGTCTATCTGAGTCAATTTATTCCTTGGTGGGGCATTTGGATTGTTGTTGCGGTAGTTTTGGGTGCTCGTATGTATGGTGGTTCTTCGACTCCTTCACCCATGTTCTAAAAAAATCTTCGTGTTCTCCTAACAAATAAAATGGACGCTTCTTCCAAGCCCAAGCCCACGCCTGCCGCTGGCCTCGATATTGGTGATTTAGTAACTCGTCTGGTGAAGTACCTGCTCGAGGGTCTGGCAGTTGCGATTGCTGCCTACGTTATCCCTGGCAAGACGATGAAGTTCGGTGAGGTCGCCATGATCGCCCTGACTGCGACTGCCACGTTTGCCATCCTGGACATCTATGCGCCTAGCGTAGGTTCCTCTGCCCGTACGGGTGCTGGTTTCGGTATCGGCGCCAACCTGGTGGGCTTCCCTAGGGTTTAAGAAAACTGACTAGGGATGCTGCAACGGTTGTAGATAAAACAGACGCATAATTGGTTTGCGTCAATTGAATCGTAGAAATCAAAAATGAACAAACAGGGCTCGCAGTAGCCACCATCGAGTATGGGATATCCCATATGGATTGTGGAACACAAAGCTTATCATATGCCATCGATGCCGCCAAATGAACACCGTAATTCAAACCCAATGTTATACCCGACGCGACCAAAACGGACGTCATTTTCACTTACTCAACATTCTATTCATAAATGCCAAACTTGGTACGTTATAATGGCAAATGGTATCAAATCCAACCGAAACCTTATGAACCTGAACGCATGACGACTGATATTGCCTGGATTCAAATCAAAGAAGGTTGTTCTTCCGAAGAAGCCTATCGAAAGTGGTTTGAATTACAACGTAAACTTTCTCGCATTCTTTCACAATGAAAGAGATTGTTCTTATTCTATTACTGATTGTTGTAGTTGTACTTGTCTACAAGTTTTGGAAGCCGTTCTTACGCTCTCCTAAACGCGAAGTTCCTAAAGACGAAGCACGGTTGTACTTTTTCTATACGAACTGGTGTGGATGGTCAAAGAAGACAATGCCTGAATGGGAAGCCTTAGAACAACAGCTTCAGTCCACGCCGTATTTTGGACATACAAAGATAACACCTGTACGAGTGGATGCTGAAACCGACAAGAAGACGGCCATGTTGTATGAAGTGGAAGGATATCCTACAATAATCCTTGAAACCAGCGATAAGCTCTATGATTATAGTGGAAAGCGCACCTCAGAGGATTTACTGGCATTCTTACGAGAGACATTCGGTAAGGAAACGGCGACATTGTAATTGGCCTGTTTCAATCAATTGTAATTTTGTGTGTTCGTCAATCTTCTGTAGAAGTTCTGTTGAAGTTTCCTGAAATCGTAGTGTATATTTCTTTCGAGGTTGTTGTCTCGAAAAGAATAGATGTTTGAGAAATCCACTCAATGGATACTCCTGTACATTCGACGCCGAGATTGTCTCAGAAGAATGGTCAACAGTCATAACAAAGCAATCATCGGGAACAAACGATTGAATATCTCGCATATACAACCCACCATCGACATAGACATGTGTTCCTAATGTTTGTGGTTTGAAGACCAGGGGAATACAACACGAACAACACAATGCGTCTAGCAAAGATACCTTGCCTGTTAGGAAAACAGGTTGTCGACTTGTCAAATCGGAAACTGCAATAAACAATTTTTGATGTACATCATGAATTGTTTTTGATTGCAATTGAATCCCTTGTTTTTCAAACGAATGTACAATCGTATTTCGAAGAGGTTCCATAGAAAACGCCCCTTTTTCTTTGACAATGTTCTGTAGATTTCCAATTCGAATAGGTGGTAATATATCCTCGATATGAAAATCATCCATAAGCATCTGACGTATAGAACGTGCGTCCAAACCACACGCAACGGCTGTTGCTATAACTGCCCCGATAGAAGAGCCGTAAATACCCTCTGGAAATGACAGTTTCCCGAACTTGGATTCCAATTCTAAAAGTCCACCTACATGAAGAATTCCACGAACTCCACCACCACCAAATGCGATAGCTCTTGGAAACATTTCTATTGATACGAAGTAAGCATGCTGAAAGCTCGAGAAGTATGGGATGAACAAGAAGCGCGCAAAGAACAGCGCATGTCTGCTATGCGTCCTGTTTTATCACAGATACACTCGCAAATTCGAAGACAAGCCATTCATGCCCCGAATGCTCCATACATTGTGTTTGAAATTCCTTCGTATGTGTTTGGATATCCATTGTTTCAACTCTCAGAAGCAAGAGATTATCTCTTGAAGACACTAACTACATCTGGGTTTTTGGTGTGGATTATTGATGAAAAATACTTGCTGATTTCATGGATTAAGACTACTCCTCAAAAGAATGCGAACTATCGTCCACCTCTTCTTCCCACAAACTATCGGCCACTTGTCTACGACCAAACAACTTTAGGCAGTCTTTTGCGGTAAAAACGAACAGATTTGTTCTATGGAGAAAACACCGTCATGGAGTGTCAACACGATTCCGTAGAAATTGATGATGGTCAGAGAACTTGTACATGTTGTGGTGTTATATTAGGAAGCTATATCGATGAAGGAGCAGAATGGAGAGTGTATGCGAATACTGATGAAGATCCGTCCAGAACAGGAACAATAACAAACGAATTATTACCCAATTCATCTTACGGTTCAATGATGATGCGAAAGAGAGGCATGGGTCCTCCTTCCGAAGAATCAAAGACAATCGCAAAGTTATCCTCGTGGTCATTTTCATCGCACGGTGAACGATCGTGGATGGGTATCTTTGATGCTATTCAAGCAACAGCATTTCGAGCAGGGCTAACCAAGGCAATTGTCTTGGATGCCTGCGCAATGTTCAAAAATATCCCCGATGCTCAAAAGACTCGGGGTGAAACTCGTCGTGCTTTGATGGCAGCAGCTGTATTCACAGCCTGTCGTCAGAACAATGCCACTCGCTCGCATGATGAAGTTGCTTCATTGTTTCATATCAGTATTCGAAGCCTATGTAAGGCTTTGTCTCAATTTGACAACGAGTCGTCATCTGTACTCGGAACACAACTCGGAATCGCAGAACGTCTGTGTGCTGAGCTTCAGCTAACAGATGCTATGCGAGATAAGGTTATTCATATGTTGCAAACATTACCTGAAATGGAACATACACCCAAGACAATTGTTGCGGGTGTTGTCTGTATTGTTATGGGAAACATCAATCAAAAGATTTCGGAAGCATCAGGTGTTTCAACTGTCAGCATTCGAAAGATTGTGGAAAAGCTTAAAACAATGGGAAGTACGTAATTGACCAGTTGTAGACAAGAGAACCACCCGTTGTGTTGGAAATGTTAATACTATTTGTTGTAAAGTTTACTGTTGTAGTTGCTGATTTATTCGATGCAATGTTTGAAACAACAGGTGTTGTCGTATCCAATATGAATACACTTCGACCGTCGAAGTTCGCAGTTCCAGATTGTACAGAAATCATAGCAAGTCCCTGACGAAGAACGCCAATGGATACGTTCGACGTGTTTCCTACAGTTGTTGTTCCACGAGACGAATAAAATCCGCGGTCAGCGCCTACATTTCCGATAACATCCAATACTGCTTTTTTGCCTGATGTATAGGAATTCAACAATACAAATGTATCCCCCGAACTCGCATCGGTTAGATTGCTTGAGGGCGTATCAAACGTCATAAGACCATATCCATTTTGGACTCTAAAATTACCGTTGACGTTTAGCGTATAATCACGCGGGTCATCGTTAATTCCCAAGCCTCCACGAATGTATGTATATCCGCTCACATCCAGAGTAAAGGCAGAATTGGGATTCGGGTTGTTAATGCCCAAATTGTTGACAGACAAATCAGAAGCAAGAGTTATATTGTCCATTCCGTTTCCAAGATAGAAACGGTTTGTGGTTGATGTAGAGACATCCAGATTGGTTCCGATCAAAATATTGGATGATCCACCCACAATGCGTGAACTGGCTCCAAGGACAATATTGGATGAACCATTTCCAAGTGTATTCGCTCCGACGATAACGTTATTCGATGAACCTGCGACAGTCTGAATCGCATTGTATCCGACGTACACACAATTCGATGCATTCGATAACCCAAATGCCGACGCAACACCTACGGCTACGTTTGAAGCAGAACCCTTCAAACTCGCGCTATCGGTGTAAAAGTTTCCTGAATTGCTCCCCACATATACATTACATGCTGGGTCTCCTAACCGAAGATTGTAAAGATAGACAGAATTTGCTGTTATACTGTCTACGTTCGAAAGAGCCAGTCTCGGTCGAAACACCCCACTTTCGTAGGTTATGATGGGGCGGAACACATTCACGAGCAAGTTCTGAATGTTGGTAGTACTACTCATTGTATATCATTTAGGTCTTTTCTGTATATACTATACAACGATGTCCTACACCCTCTTCCCTATCGCGCCTTCCGAGAGCCATCTGTACAAGATGTATAAGCAGTCTGTTGCGGTGTTCTGGACACCCGAGGAGATTGACTTTTCCAAGGACGCCGAAGACTGGGCGAAGCTGTCCAATGAGGAGAGACACTTTATCAAACGTATTTTGGCTTTCTTTGCGGGTTCCGATGGCATTGTCCAGGAAAACCTAGCTACTCGCTTTCAGAGGGAAGTGGACTCTCAAGTTGTCAAGCTGTTTTATGCGTTCCAGAATGCGATGGAGGGAATTCACTGTGTTGCGCCAGATACTTTAATCTTAACCGATACTGGATATCATCGGATTGTTGACTTGGCAAATACAAATGTTAATGTTTGGAATGGTAAGGAATTTTCCAATGTCCTTGTTCAAAAAACAAGCGACTCGTCGAGATTGTACAAGGTATTGTTGGACAACGGGATGGAACTTGATTGTACTGATGAGCATAAGTGGTTGGTAAGAGTTGGGAATCAAAATCACCCAGAAAGATGTAAGACTGAGAAGATATTCACAAAAAACCTAAGAAAGGGTGATGTTCTTGGAAGTTTTGACTATCCCATAGTAGAGATTGAAGATCCAGACGAATTCATGAACCCATATACACATGGATTTTTCTGTGGAGATGGTAGTTATTCGAATGGATATCCAAACATCAATTTATATGATGCAACAAAGAAAGCACTCTTGCCTTATCTAGCATATTCTTCGTTCTCTTCAAGCGAAACACTTGGGCGAATCCAATGCTACATAACAAATAAGATTAATAAAGAAAAGTTCTTTGTACCATTGAATTATTCAATTTCAACCAAAGTTCAATGGCTAGCAGGTGTTTTTGACGCCGATGCTTGTGTTTGTAGTTCTGATAAGGGATATACTTCCATTCAGTTTACCAATACAAATTACAAGTTTACTAAGGATATTCAGTTATTATTGTCTACACTAGGTGTTCATAGTAATCTAAAGCTGGTACGAGAAAAATGTTGGCAATCGCTACCAGACCACAAAGGTGGAATGCGTGACTATGAATGTCAACCAGTGTATTGTCTATATATCACTCAGACTGGTGTTAACAAACTAGAAAAGTTAGGATATTCTCCGAAACGACTAGATATCCACACGACAGACACAATCAAAGAAAATAAACGACTTGTCAAAGTGGTTGGTGTAATCGACACACAAGTAGATAGCCCAACTTACTGTTTTAATGAACCAAAGGAGCATAATGGAATTTTTAATGGTATTCTGACAGGACAATCTGAATCGTACTCTCTTTTGATTGACACCTACGTGAAGAATGAGGAAGAGAAGAACCACCTCTTTCAGGCGATTGATACAATTCCTTGTATTCGCAAGAAGGCCGATTGGGCATTGAAGTGGATTGATTCGCAGGAGGATTTTACTACTCGTTTGTTGGCGTTTGCGTGTGTCGAAGGTATCTTCTTTAGTGGAGCATTCTGTTCTATCTTCTGGTTGAAGAAGCGTGGTTTGATGCCCGGTCTGACATTTAGCAATGAGTTGATTTCTCGCGATGAAGGACTTCATACTCTGTTTGCGGTTGCTCTCTATCATATGCAGAAGAACCAGCTATCCAATGAACGTATTCATGAGATTATTCGCGAGGCGGTAGAGATTGAGAAGGAGTTTATTTGCGATGCCCTTCCTTGCTCACTCATTGGTATGAACAGCAAGTTGATGGCGCAGTACATTGAGTTTGTGGCTGACCGATTGGCAGTTCAGTTGGGAGCACCCAAGATTTACAAGACTGCGAATCCGTTTGATTTTATGGACTTGATTTCTCTAGAAGGCAAGACCAATTTCTTTGAGAAGAAGGTATCGGAGTATTCTCGTCCTATGGACAGCGCAGAGAATATGCGATTGGATGACGATGATTTCTAAGAGTTATATCAAATGTTTACACGACGAAGAAAAATGAGTAGAAAATATTGTAAACGAACGCCTTGTCGCAAGATGGGGTTTAGCCAAAAAGCATCGTGTCGCCCATATAAGAACTGCTACTCCACTCGCCGAAAGCGTTCGGTATGATTCAATACATGATAACATTACCCGCGGGAGTGACAACCTTCTCATCACCCTCAGCAGACGGTCTGACAGGAACCATAAATCCCTCAGTTGCCTTACCGAACAGGTACACAACAATATACAGACCTACAACAATCGCGATGAATACAAGAGCATATTTGGCCAGCTTACCAAACAGACCACCCATTGAACTTGAGTTCTGAGCCGCATATGCGCCCAGACCTGAAGCAAACAACGTGGTCAAAAAATCGCCATCACCTCCCTTCATCTTCTTCGTCATTTATTCAAACCGCAGGAAAATTACGTTTAAAGAGGCATGTTCTCTTCCATACAAGTTCATAAATGGAGTTTTTGCATGTATCTATCGCACTGCTCGCCTCTATGATTCTTGTTCTTGCGGGTATGGTTGGCTGGTTGTATTGGCAGCAGAGCCGTCTGTTCCAGAACATGAACAGTATTGTTATGATTATCGGTGAGATGGCACGCCCCCCCGAACCCATGCCTGTGTCTGAACCTGAGGTACAAGTTCAGCAGGATGATGACCGTGTGTCTGTACACCCTGAACCCGAGGAAGAAACGGCTGTCGTTGTTTCCGATTTGGAGACGGATGGTCTGGAGAGCAAGACCAAGAAGGAGCTCAAAGAAATTCTAACCAAGCGCGGTATTCCGTTCGGTCCCAAGGATGACAAAAACGCACTGATTTCTCTTTTAAAGGCAACTGCTTAAACATAAAGAATGAAACTAATCTCATTTGACGTAGGATTGCGTAACCTCAGTGTCTGTGTACTCGAGGGAACATCCAGAAAAGATGTCAAAATTCTTCACTGGGAAGTCATTGACGTTCTCGGTGAAAAAGCTGGTGTTGGAGCAGCACGTTGTTTCAAGTGTTCTGCTGCGGCACGTTATGAACATGCGAGTGAAGGTATTTTTGCGTGTTCGAAACATACTCCGAAACAGAAGAAGAATATAACCAAGTCCGCACTGGGTAAAAAGTCCGCACACGAACTTCAGTGTGAGATTGAAACATGCGGTATTCGAACTGAAAAGCCTCTAACAAAGAAGGCAGATTTGGTATCGGCTCTGTACAATCACTACCGTCAGAACACTTGGAAGAAATGTGTTCAATCGTCCATGTCGGGTTCGGTATTGGATTTAGCACCCGCAATCATCGCAAGTCTAGATGCTCGTATAGACATCTGGAAGGGAAGTGATTTGGTTGTTATCGAGAATCAACCTGAACGAAGAATGTATGCGGTTCAAGCGATGCTTCAAATGTATTTTTGTACGAAGAAACTCAAATGTAGTGGTATTTCGGCAGCACACAAGTTGTCGAATATTGTTACTATCGACGATGTAGTCCATACGTACAAGGGACGCAAGAAGACAGGTATTGTTCATGCGTATGCTCTTATCCCCAAGGAGAACCAAGAACACTTTGAAAAACACAAGAAGAAGGATGATTTAGCGGACTCTTTCCTTCAAGGCTTATGGGCGATGGAACATACTTCTGCGTTCTAACTTTCAGAACGAGCTCCAAAACAAGAAGTAAGAAGAATGGACGTGGATCTACTTATAAATCCTAAAATTGGAGGTATCGCGGACATGGAAACAATTGACCTTCCGACAATAACCTTTGACGATGCGCCATCTGCTACTGTATCCGAGAGCGCTCCTGCTCCCAAGCTGGTTCCTTCCTTGGAAGAGACAGGTCCTGTACGTATGGATGGATTTGATAACTTCAATGCCGAGCCCTATGCCCCGACAAAGCAGGTCAAGATGTCCGATGAGGCTCTTCTGAAGGAAAAGTACGAAATTCTGCGCAAGTTTGAGAGGTTGTCCAAGTTGGGTGTTCCGATGAGGAAGCGCTTTACGATTGACAGTCCTCTCGAGGAGATGAAGATGGAGTTGGAGTTCATCAAGCGTGAGAAGTCTATGGACGCAACCATCAAACAGTTCTCTGAGTGGTTTGTTACGGGTATGTCTGCCATGGAGTGGGGAAGCAAGAATGTGGGTCTCATGAAGGCGTTTGGTCTTCAGCTGGATGGTCTGTCTGAAGCCGCACAGATGAATGTGGTCGACCTAGAGGATGACTTTGAGGAGTTGTATGACTTGTATGGTGAGAATATGAAGATGCACCCTCTGGTACGTATTCCTCTCAGGACATGTATGATGATTTATATGGTTCATCTGACCAATCAGATGACCCGTAAGGCACCAATTCCCAATATTGACGACATTATGCGCCAGAACCCCGATATTGCTCGTCAGTTGGCTGCTGCCGCTATGCAGAACCAGACTCAGCAGATGCGCGCTGCTCCTCCTCCACCACCTTCTTCCAATCCTCTGGGCGGTCTGATGAGCTTTATGCAGCAGAGTGTTCCTCCCGCACCACCTCCGAATGTCATTCCCAAACAACCCGAGTCAAAGCCTATTCAGATAACCGCACCTAAAAAGTCGGCGATGAAGGCACCTGCCCCAGCTCCCGTTCCCGAAATGAAGGCACCGAGTGTGAATATCGACGACCTTCTCAAGGATATCAAATCCACCGTATTACCTCCTCCGGGGAACGGACCTCCTCCACCGGAAAAAATAAAGAAGAATAAACCTGGATCCACCGGCAAGAACTCTGTTGTTATCAAACTCTAATCATCCTCTTCAAACTTCAAGTGCCTCGCAAGAGGTTCGTTAAGCAAGTAGATTGTATCCATATCAAACGGCGTCTTGTATCCAGTGTAATAATCCCTTGCCTTCTCAACCGCCTTCAGTACTCGCTCGATGTCTCGCTTTGTGAACCAGCTTGGCTTGTACTCCAAACTGATTGTACAATCCAACACCATGTAGTGTGGATTGCTGTCCATGAAATTATACGTTCCGCACTTCTTCTCCTGGGTCTGTACAATTACAAACTCTGGACCAAACTCGGCATTCAAACGATTCATCAAATCGGTGTGTTGTAGCACAGACCGAATTGATGCCTTTTGCCCGTGGGTCATAACATAATGTTCATATCCCTTGTCGGCGATTTCAATCTTCTTCTCGGTCTTGAGCGCCCGATACATGTCTCGCTCTTCGCGGGTCATCAACTTCAGAAGTTCCTTCTCATCGTGGAGTGTGTGATTCCAATGGACAGTCGTAAAGCGAAAGAGAACGGCAGACTTGGAATTCTCTAGAGCCTTCAGAATCAAGTCCTTGAAGTCATACGAATATGCCATAATATGCTGAAACAGATAGTCATTTGCCCATTGGAGTGGGTTCTTCTTTGCAATCGAACGCATTTCGCAAGGAGTAAAGAAGCTGCTGGAATTCATTTTGGCGGGTAATTACAATAGGTTTGCCAAATTATAATCCGTTTTTGAACAAGAGAGGTGTGTTTGGGTCATAGGCGGGCTGGTCTGCTTTCGATGGCCCAGAGTTTTTGACCTCAGCCTTCTTCTGGTTGGCCATTCCTTCACGACTTTTACTGGAAACACCACTGGCTATGATAATAAACCCAGCAGTGAGTATTATCGAGACGATGATATCTCGAGTTGCCGCAAAACAAACAGCAAATATCGCAATACGTCTTAGAATAATATTCCGAGTGTAATCATCAGGATTTACACTGAATTCATCGACGAGATATCTGGAACCAATGTTCAAAATAATCATAACAATTCCAAGAAAGAACTTGCTATTATTGAGTTGGTCTAGCATTGTTTAGTAAGGAGAAAACGATTCCTTCTTGTCAGTTGTGGGCTGAACACCGCCCATAGTTGTGGGAGGAGGAGCCGCCTTCGCAATCGCTTCCTGCGCAGCGCCAGGTGTGGTTGAAGGAGGACCAGTCTTGGGAACTTCAACAGGAAGAGGCGTGCTCATTTCACTGTTCTGAATACACTTCTTCTCTGTTCCATCATAAGCATACCCTGACGGGCAGGAGCATGCTATCGGATCCTTTACATCACCCTTGTCATTCTTACATTTACCCGTAGCCTGGTCAAAGGTCATTCCACCGGGACAACTACATGCGACCGCGGGAACATCAAACATCTCTGCGTACCCATATGTAAGTAGACCGCAACGAAGGTAAGCAACCAAGAGAAGAACCGCAACAATAGGACTGTAGCGCTTCCACACAAATACAACAATGCCTAGTGCGACCATCTTACCGATCGGGGTTTGAAGCACATCCGAAACCATCTGAATCTTCGGAACCAGCGCAATGTACACAATTAACGCACCGATGATTGCCAACTCTGTTTTCATTTATACATTTTGTTATATTTTTCTATGCTTCATGAAACAATGAACTACTCCTCATTGGAAGACGCATACGGAACAGCCTTTAAGCAGCGTGTTCCTATCTCACACACTCGCAAAGACGTAAAAGAAGAACCTATAGCCAAACCAGAGTTCACGAGTCTAGCACAAAAATCTGAACAGTCGATAGAGAAGAATAAATCTATCGTGGATTCGCTGAAGAACTCGCTTCCATTGGATACGAATCCAGAGACAGAGTCATTTTATGCTCCTCCGCCCCGTCGTCCAGTTCAGAAAGAGTCATTTACGTTGTCTCAACCTGCTTCGGTGTTCGAGGGGTCTGACCAATCTGAAAAGTTATCACGTATTCTCCGCTTGATTGAGCAGAACCGTACGGGATATGAGAGACCTGCCATTCAGGACATGGTGTTGTATATCGCAACGGGTGTGTTTTTTCTGTTTACATTTGACACATTTGTTATGATGGGCAAATCCATGCGTGGTCGTTAACGAATGTAGTTGACACCGTTATTGAGTCGAGTCTCAAAGGTAGAGAAATCGTTGAACCCATTGTCGAGATATTCAACTTCAAATGTAAAGGAATGCTCGGCAGAAGCACCAAATGTTATGGGAGCAAAATTGGGATTTGTCTGAGGAGCATTGGTTGTTGCCGTCGGAATAACAGCTGATGGATGATACCTTAGACTTATGTGGAATCTGTCTAGACGACCGATCGGAGGAGTGTAATGATGTACATTCTCTTCATCCACTTTGTCGTTGTAGAATATGGTAAATGTATTGTTGGTTGTTCCACTTGTTATATTCGGATTTGAGATTTTTGCAAACGCATTATCGACTAATCCTGAACGCTGAGCACCTGTTGCGGTTTCATCAATCTTGTCCAGACCTTCGACACTCATAAGAACATACTTGTCCGAAAACCCACCACTTGGAGCAGCAACGATAGCAGACCTCAGTCGAAGAGAGACTACATTCTCATAGACACGGGGAAGATAGACTACAAAATCACCAGAATCCGACGACGAAGCACCACCATTGACCTTGACATACTTGGTCGGATCACGGTCTCGCGAATCAATGGTCAGAACCTTCTTCACGGTTCTCAACTCCCGAACAGGTTGTGTATTGCGAACTAGAACTCCGTTTCTATCGAACTGCATATTGTTCTTTAGTCAGAGTTGATTTTGTTGATGAAAACGACCATTACGGCGTAAGCAATAGCTTTGTAAAACCAGCGCCAATAGCGACGGTATTGCTTCCGCCGTACGGATTTGCGCTTGCTGTCGCGGTTAAAGGACTGGTCGGAACCGTAAAATTGCCAGTATACACTGCCAACCCCTTCACCAATCGAAAACTCGTGAGATATCCAACCAATGCTGCATTGGTTGCAAATGTGTTTGTGTTCCCTACAATAAATGCTTTTGTATTATCTGTAATAACGTTTGTATCTGTTATCTGAGAATCCAGTTGAATTCCATTGCGATACACTTTGGTGACTCCGCTTTGTCGCACGACCGCCCAATGAATCCATTGGTTTGCAGTGGACGCGCTTGCCGAACTATATTTCGGTGTCATAGCATCTCCAGCCCAATAATAAAACGTTCCCGATTCAATACTCACGCCTGTGCTGATACTTGGATAATCGTCAACTGTGTATATACGTTGAAACTGTGTCAGTGTAGTTTGGTAGCTAAACCATTCGACTGTAAAGTCGCCTGTTCCAAGTGCCCAGTCGTCGCTTCCTGGAGTGGAAATATAGCTCGTTGTTGAAGATATAAAACTATAACTGTTTCCTCCTCCCGCAAACGGGCTTTGTGCAACTGTTGTTACGGCAGAGCCGATCGTCAGTGTAGGATTGACAAAAGAAGGTGAAAATGCTGGGTTGCGAAACAACCGAAACCGTCTCTTTGGCGAATACATTATACCTTTTCTGCTAAATCTTTATCGGCAGTCCTCCATGTCTTTCCCTTCATGACAAATGAATGTACACGTGCCATTCCCCACGCATGTTGTGATGCTCCAGGGCGATGACCCGTTCTCCATGCTGCCATGCCGCGGTCGTACACCTTTTGAAGAATAGTCTTCGCTATTCCAGTTGCCTTTGCGATTTCACTCAGTGATTTCGCATCGGGGTACTTTCTATGGAACCGTTCGGTATACGATGACTTGCGAGTTTTGACACCCTTGTCGCTCTTGAATGGAGCATAGGCCTTTGGATTCTTCCAACTCATCTTGGTTCGACGAGTCGCAGACCGTTTTCGCTGAAGATTTTGTTTCCGAGTTAACCCTCTGAAATACTTCTCAGGCCAGTACATTACAATTTACTGCGTTTAAAATTAAATGAGTGATTCGGTTTCGGGTAGTGAGAAGCCCAAGGCCATACATTGGACGGAAATGCTCGAGGAGTATTTTGCGTCTACAGGCGAGAAGGCTCACTGTTTGTCTTGGTGTCATAAACGTGCGGAATCACTTTACAGCAACCGCAAGACGTTAATCGATCTACCCGTTATTGTTATCAGCGGTGTTACGGGTTTCCTATCCGCGGGGTCTACATCGATGTTTTCCAACCCAACAACGTCGTCTATCGCGTTGGGTGTCGCATCTCTTTTTGTATCTGTTTTGAATACGGCGGGTTCTTACTATGGATGGGCGAAACGAGCAGAAGGCCACAGGATTTCTGCAATACATTATGCTCGCTTGTATCGCTTTATTTCGGTAGAGTTAGCACTTCCTCGTGAAGAGCGTATGCAACCGAATGATTTTTTGAAGTATGTGAAGGATCAGTATGACCGTCTACAGGAAATCAGTCCCTTGCTTCCTCCCGAAGTTATTGCCGAGTTCCAGAAGAAGTTTGAGAATGAGAAGGATATTTCAAAGCCCGAGGAGGCCAATGGATTGGAGAAGATAACTGTCTTCCGGGGAACTGAGAATATCGACTGTTCAGACCCCAATGAATCGCGCAGTCCTCAATTCAAGGTTCGAACACCGAGATTATCGAAAGTAGCCACCATGGTTGCGTCCGAAATGAAAAAGACAGCAGGTGAAATGCAGTCAAACCCGCTCTACAAGGCAGCTCAGATTGCAAGAAAGACATCTCCAAATATACTTGCGGCCGCTGCTCCTGCTCCTCCAGCCGAACTTTCTCCCCCTCGATCGTCTTCGGATACTAGCAAAGTGGAGGTGTTTGTAGATTCGTCGGATGAGGAGTCAAAGACATCTTCATAATTTTGTAATGCCTCTTTTTGTATAATCCATTTCTCTCCTGAAATTGTCGACGAAATTGAGGGTCTACAATATCAATGATTAATGGATGAATTTTGCGTTCAGACTTTTCCACCCGTAGAATTCGACCCACGATCTGATCAATATCGGGTCGCGGTGTTGCCATCATCAATGTATTGAGAGTAGGGACGTCGAAGCCTTCTTTACACATTGCGTATGTCGCAATGAGAATAGAACGAGAGGAACAATATTCTGCCCGTTTTGTCGCATGAACGTCTACCGATAGAATGGCCGATTTCTCTCGAAGCCTCTCGGGTAATGCTTCAAGAATATCTTTCGTATGTTGAACACGATCCGTCAAAACAAGAATCTGTCGTTCTGATGATTCTTCCAAGACATCTTGTAGAATCTCTGCTAACCACTTTGTTCGTTGTTTCTCTTCTGCTAGTTTGTTAATCATCAGCGTGGTAAACATAACACCCTGCTTGTTGTAGATAATCTCATTGAATACGGGGTCATTGTTTTCGTATTCATACACTTCCACTTGAATGCTGTCATCGTGAATATCCGCATTCTGGCTTTGATACAGCAGGGGTCCTAAAAACCAATGAGCAACAAACATGAGACCATCTTTGCGTGTCGGGGTAGCGGACAATCCCAGCATATACTTACTCGTAATCTTCGGAAGAGCCTGTACGAAGACTTCGGATGCGATGTGGTGACATTCGTCCACAATAACAAGACCGAGAGGTTTGAAGTTGGAAATCGGGAACTCTTTCATGCTAAGTGTCTGAAGCATGGCAATAACAATATCAAACCCCTCTACCTGACATGTGTCGCCTTGAATACGTCCAATACGGGCATTCGGGAGGAAAGACCTGACCCTATCGATCCACTGATCTCGGAGAAAGGAATTATGAACGATAACGAGGGTCGGTAATCGAAGACAGGAGGCAATGGATAGAGCACAGACCGTTTTACCCCCGCCAGTGTGGAGGCTAATGATTCCATCATGGGGTTCAGGCTTGAGGAAACTCGCAACCACAGCCTGTTGCGATTCTCGGATGCTTCCTTTGAAAGTCCAAAATTTTGCATCAGTTTGCGCAACGTCTCTCGTCGTGTCTCGGGGTAATCCAAAGCGCTCAATGCCAAAATGTTTAGGAAGATAAAGGGAGTCTTCAGTTTCTCGATAAACCTTGTATCGAGGAACTGCATTCTTATTAGGAACAAACACAGAAGGTATAAACGGTTTCACGGTTAATGTTTTGCGAAGTTCTTCGACAGGAACATTAGCCTTAGGTATTTTATACCCGTTCAATGTTAGCATGGTAGTGTAGAGTAGTTAGTATTTAAGAGGTTTCGTTTTTGGTAGGGTGTGCCTCGAGAGCATAGCGAATAGACTCAATGATAAGCATGCGCAGTTCCCTGTCCTCCAGATCAGCGATATTGTACAGAACAGAAGGCGCAGTCATTGACTGTAGCTGGATATAGTCGAATGGCTCTACATCCGTAGAGAGAGTTCGCAACACGTTTGCAATATAGTCGAGTACACGCTCTTGGCTCATGAAGAAACTATACTTACTTTTGCTCGCGGAATCATTGGGGATGTATACAACCTTGTACATACCAGGAACATTCGATGTAAAAATCTCAATCTCGTCATCGGGTCTACCAGACTTCTGAATATAGAGATTAGCAATACGTCCACGGATCATTTGATTAGAGTATGAACCCTACCTTTAAATCGGTGGATTGTCATCATCCCAGAATACAGGTTGTTGAGGGTCTCGTCCATCATTCGAAGGTTGAGCTTGATAATCTCCATAGTTTCCTTCTTCATTCCCTTGAATCGGCAATTCACCTTGATCATACATATCCAGAGGCTGACCTACACCTACGTCCAAGTTTCGAAGAAGTTCTTCATCCGTTCGTTGGACCTCGGCTTCTTGCGCAAAAGCTTCACGGTCTTTGATGGTTATGATATACGGGGCTATACCTATCTTCAGAAGGTCTCCCATGATTTCACGTTCTTGGTCTGAACGAAGAGCCATTTCTTGTACAAACTTCAGTCGTTCTTGTGCCCGCAGTTTATTGACGCCTGCCTTTTCTTCAAGGTAGTCTGCCGTTAGAGTGTACAACGTCGGATCCTTCTTACGAATTGTTTCGATATTCGTATTGGCCAAACTGTCATACAGAAGCCCTTTTGCAATATCACGGAGTTCATCGACCTGTTGAGTCGGATCCAGCGTTCGTATAGGAAGAGGTCGGTTGTTCAGATCCGCAACACGAGACGCAAGTACAAGATTGGTTATATACGGATCACGAATAGGAAACTTTGTTGCCACCTTTTTCTGTAGGCGAGCTTGAATGGTTGCTTTGGGAACCTTTGCTGGAATCTCGCGCTGAGACTCGCTATAGACGACTTCCTTCATTCGAGGTGATGCTTGTATACCATTTCGAAGAGCGACTGACTTTTGTTCAACACTGGGTACTCGTGGATTTGTAAATATAGCCCGTTCAGACAGACACTTGGCAAACCCTTGAATCGTTCCCAGTTGTTTGGGTGGATAGACAATCGGTATGAGTGTATTGGGTTCTTCCACAACTGGATTTTGAGCAGCATAGGCTCTTGCTTTTTCCATCGCATCTTGTACAGATTTGTCCTTGAGGAATGTCTTGTCCAATAATACTCGTACGGCGTTTTTGATTTCAGAGGGTTTGTTTAGAATTCCGCGTACTACTTGTTGAGCTGGTCCTTTGAATGAAGTTGGAAAGGCTTCAAATGTCTTGCGAATAACCATCAGCAAACTATCGAGAATGGAATACTCGGCAGGAGCATCGGCATCTCGAGGGTAGCCCGATAGCAAAACAGGCTTCGAACCAAAAGAACGACGAGGAACAAGCAGAGGAATGTGTGTCTGGAGCAAGAGGACTGCCATAACAATACCCACTATACCTTTGAACTTTTTGACTTGGTCAGTTTCCTTATCACCAAACTGTTTGTTGGCAAATGCTCTTCCCATCTTGATATAGGGCTCAAGTACGTCTGCTCTGGGCAATACATGGAGAATGGATAGAAACAACAAAAGTGTCGAATCCGTAGGATGTTGAAGTACAAACAAGGATGACAATTTCTGAAGGTCGTTTGTAAAATTTGAATCCAATACCACAACCTGTTTCTCAACAAGTGTCTCGGCTTGGTTAATAACAAATCCAGCGTCATCGTATTCAGTTTGATTGACTAAATCCAAACTACTGACTCGTTCACCGCAATACTTACATACGCGAAATCCATCATCGCGGGCACACCAGGTATCATAGAAATTGTTCTTGTCCTTGATAAACTCACCCGACAACAGAGCAAGTGTATGTGAGCACAGTACAAATTCACCTGCGGTATCTGAATAAATATTGTTCGTCAACGTAGTATCCTTGAGAAGCTCTTGAACATCTCGAAGTTTATCCTCAGCAAAACGATTGGGGTCGGATTGAACCAGTAAGACTTCTTTGCGTTTTTCCGATTCGGGTCTAGCAGGTGTCTTTGAGTCGGGTCCTGATTTCGCAACCAGAGGCTGAATACGACGGTTCGCGATGAGCTTGCGACGATAGCTATCCAATAGTTCAAAGGCCGTTGTTTCCTTCCAAGGAAGACGATTGAGGTACCCAAGACGAGCACGCTCTTGCTTGACAAACTCGAGTGGAACGCATGTATATGTTTCACCCTTGCGTCTGAGAAGACCGCGGAGAGTAAAGTCTTGAAAGTTCAATCCATTCAAAGCACATTCTTCAATCGTTGTTTCAGGGTAATTCGAAACACTCAAATCAGGAACTGTTTCTACACTTCCATTATCAATTGCTTTGGATAACAACATTTGAATAATCAATTCACCACCGTCTTCTTGTTGCATCAACCATAAACGAGGTGATATACCCGGAAAATACTCACGCTTGTATTCCTGAATGATGTTCTCGGATGGTCGCAACGTCTGAGGTGTAGGAAACTCAAGTTCGACGGTTTCTTTTTGAGCGGACATCTCGGATTCCAATGGCGGAAATTTGGACTTCCACACATTCCATGGAATGTCTTGAGGACGAACATTGTACAACTTCATATACGGCATAGCTTCACCGTAGGGATCGGATGAAACAGGAACACCGTGAGTCATAACAGTTTCCAGTGATGGGGCAACATCGCGCAAAGGAGATGTCGTCTCTATGAACGTAGACTCATTCGCCTTGAAAAAAGGATGTTCAGGAAGAGGATTGGGAATGTCTAACGGACGTTTGGCTAGATAATATCCTACTAACGGAACCATATCTGTAGTTCCCGCAACAGGAACGCGCAATACATCAAAGCTTCTGTCTTCGTGAAATTGAGTACGGGTGGTCATAAATGAGGGTAGCGCTCTCAACGGAGAATGACCACTTGAATTCAAAAATTCAGTAGGACTCTCGATTGGGTATACGTTTCCATCTTGTGTTTCTATGTACGGCTTCGGAAGAGCAGATACCATGCGAGGATAAAAGTTCGGAAGGTTTACATTCTCATACAGAGGCAACCATGAACGTTCAAACGAATATTCCTTTCGTTCATCTGTCGAATACACTGGGTAGACCCAATCAAAAACCTTCGTATATTCTGCTTCTCGAAGGCGATAGTCTTCGGGTGTTTGTTCTACATAGGCAGAATACAGGTCTTTCATTCGCTCAACCTCTTTGCGTATCTTCTCAATGCGAAACCGCGTCGCACGTTCCTTGGGAATAAGTTTCTCAAATGTATCGACAAGCTGTTCATCGAGTGTATAAAATCGAATCTCAGAAGGACGCTGTATCTCTTCGTCAAATTCAAAGTCTTCCAGTATCTGGAATTCCGATTGTTCGAAATTGAAGTATTCCATTATACTGATTGGAGAACACTTTCGCACAGAGCGAGCGCCTCTTGCTTGCAACGTTCGACTACGGCTTCAGGTTGTACAGTCTTTGTATTGAAACGGATGGTCAGTCGAGGAACCAACGGATGTCCTACATCGCGCGATACAAATTCAACCAAACCACCATTGTAAATGAGCTCTTGGACCAACTGACCAACCGTAAACGTTTCATTGGGAGTTTCCATTCGATACCAACCTCCTTCTTCACGCAAGATAGGTGTCTTTGCCCATTCTTCAATCTTTGTCTTGAGCACTTCCATTGCCGTGCGAACAAGTTCTGAAGCCTTGGTAGTTCCGATACTCTCGATGGTTATATCAAACCAATACGGTCTGTCATTTTCATCTCGAGCATACGACCTCTGAATGAGAAAGTTGTCAAAGACCCTCGGATCGCCACCATTGTCGATATAGAGCTTACGATCGGTTGCTGCCTGTTCTAGGTCAATATGGTTCTTAAAGGTAGATACACAGACCTGAGATGCTCCCTTAGTTTCAATAGCAAGTGTAGCCTTGATATGAAGTGCCTCGTTTGGACGCATCTTCATGAAGAAACCCGGAACATCCAGATCTCTGTCGTAGAGGAGTACATTCTTGCGCGGACCTGTTATCATAATATCGTCTGTCGTTATCTCGCGTTCTTCGGGCGATGACATAAACCTCAGCTCGATCTTTGTGTCGCGAATAACAGCCGTTTCGGTCGCCTTGACGTTAACCGGCAACATTTCAAACCGATGACGTATCATTTCGTGAGTTAAGTAGGTGGTATTCTCTAGGATTTCTACATTGCTGACGACAACCGTGGGAATTTCAGACAATACAATTCGTCGCAAAGCATTGACAAACCCAATTGGAACATTCTTAAGTTCGGCATCCAGTCGAAAGCCGTTGAGCGAGGTCTTGATGTTTTCCATTCGTGTACTTGTATTCTGCTTCGTTTCTATCTTTTCGTTTTTTATCGGAAATACGAGTAATGAATAACCAACCTATATTGTTCTATAGTACTCGATGCTCTCACTCCAAACAGATTTTGGATACTCTTAAAGCCTTGAACAAAGAGACGTTGTGTCGCATGTTCCCTATCGATGGAAAACAACGCCATGAACTTCCTGCATTCTTAAAGAGCGTTCCTACATTGTACATTCCCGAGTCCAAGGACACATACATCGGGAAGGATATCTATTCCTACATCGCCAAGCCTGTCCAGTCTCGTCGTGAAATTCCTACAAGCACGCCATCTCAGCAACCTGCTCAGGCTCAACCCTCTGGCGAATATACCCCATGGTCGTTTGAAGGTTCGGGAAGTCTAACCGAGACGTATTCGAGTTGGGACACGCCCGGCAAGTTTCAGAATAATGAACTTCTGTACACCTTCTTGGGTTCATCGGGGAATGCGACACCTGCTCAACCCGAGCCTCAGACGAAGCAGAGTTTTGAGGGTGTAAAGAATGGTAGAAATGACGATATTTCATCCCGCCTTGAGCAATACAAAAAGGTGCGGGAAACCGAGTTTAAAGGAATCGCTCGTCAATAAAACAAATGTCTCGCAAGGTCTTCTTGGACGCCTTTTACAACACCTTCCATACATTCATGGATCAGCTTGTACTCGTATTCCCAGGCGATAGCGATGTTCCTACATACAAATCAGCAGTTTCGCTTCTTCAAAGAACAAATCCAGTTCTACTTCCCAAGGAAGTTCTTGCGCATGTATCTCCTTTTGAAGCAAGCGTGAGAGCAAGAGATGAAAAATTCTTCCTCGAGTATTCATTCAATGAGTACAAGGATGATGCTCTTGATCAGATTATTGGTAAGGTAAAGGGATTGTGGTCGACATTGTCAGACAATAACAAGAAGTGTATTTGGGATTACATTATACTTCTGTTGGATCTTGCGTATCGGTGTGGTGGTGATAAATCGACTGCGTGATCGTTGCAGCTATAGCAGGACCCAAACGCAAAGTCGAGTCGTCGTTATACCCCTGAGGTCTTAAATCCAACACGCGAAACAGCGCATTGTGCGCATAACAATTATGAAACTGTTCAATCATCGTATCTGTACTTCCATTGATTCTCACAAAGGTATAGTCATACCCCTGTGTGGAGAAATAGAACAGAAGGTGCATAGGGTCAATTCCAGTCGGATCACCCTGTGGAAATCTGTCTGAAAGACTCACATTGTGAAACTGTCTTCCATGCGCAGGAGCATCTGCGATATGGACGATTAACTTGATATCCTCCTGATTCCACGCAAGGTCTTTGAGATGAGAAAGACCTCCAGCAACATCTTCACATATATCGTCTCCTCCTTCAGCATGTACATCTCGGATTTCGTGCAATACAAGTGCGGGTTCGTGAAAATTCCGAATGACAAACCTTTCGTTGTCTCCGTAATCTCTGTATCCGACAAACGCAACACGGATGTCAACATCCTCTCCATGTTGGGCAATGGTGTCGTACACAATCTTCTGAATTTGGTCTTTTGCTGCTTGGATCCAAGATTCCATCGATCCTGTGCAGTCCATTAGAAACGCAAGTTGAATTCTCATTTTGGTAGGTGTTTAAAGATTGGTTATGTCAGTTTCGTTTTTGTCTGTAAATCCGTACAAGTCTTGTGTCTGAAGAGACACCAATTCCTCAATAGCCTTTTCGGGATTCTCAAAGTTGCGAAAGAGAATCTGATTGACCTCAGCAGGTGTCCATTTGTAGTTGAGAGAGTCATCATTTGGAACATCGTAATGAGCATCATAGAAGGAATCCACCATTTCTTGGAGAATAGGATGAGTACATTTCTTGAAATTGACAATCATATCGATGCGACCTGGACGAATCAATGCCTTATCAATTCTCTCAGGAAAGTTGGTTGTTATGATTAAAATACGTCCATTGGCTTCGAGGGTTCCGTCCAGTAGGTTCAGTAAGAATGAGAGGTCAATTTGCTCCTTCTCCTTCTCATCATCCTTGCGGTTTAGAAAGATATCCTCCTCCGTCTTCTTCTCAGACACGGGCTTCTTCCACTCACGACGCAAAACAGTATCACCCATCGCATCAATGTCTTCGATAACATACAGACGCTCCGAAACAGGAATGGTATACTTTTCCGTATTCACACCATTGTACACATGAATCTCGTCGTTGAAGAACAGATGTTGTAGTTGTGTTTTTGTCTTGATTTCGGACAACTGTACATTGATGATATGTCTGCGCCCTTCATTTGCGATTGCCTTTACCGAGCTGGTCTTTCCCGTCCCTGGTGGACCGTGGAACATGAACCCCAGCGTATACGGAATGCCCTTCTTATCATACCAACCACGGTTCTCCAAAAAGAATTTAGTCCTCGTTTCGACATGTTTACGGTCTTCGTAGAAAACATTTTCAAATGTACGATTCGTTGTAAACTTGGTTTTGGTATACAGTAGATGAGTTGTAGGCAAAGGATTCTGTGTTGAACCCTTGACTTTCGTCTGTACAACTTGGTCAAAGAAATACCTATGAGAACCCAATTTGTTTGCCATACGACGCTCATAATCGGCATTGCAATTATCTACAAATGCCTGTAGATGCTGTACATCATGAGAGTAGCAGAACAACTTGAACTTGATAATCTCTAGTGCTCCTTCACCAATCTTCATATCCTGAAGTTCAAAATAGACGTCGTTATCGAGACAGACAGGCTCAAATTCATTGGGAAGGTAATCATGATGAGTAACCGCAAGCAATGACTTCATTGCTGGAAGAGTCGTGACATAATGGACAACAGCATCCATTCGAGTCTGATACACAGTATGGGTTTGTACGCCACGATTGTTTGTTGTATTGGTTGAAACACCACGTTCACATGTTATTGACGCAGAAGGTGATTTGACAGACGTGGGTAGAATATCACCCTTCTTTCTGCGAGAACAGAAGGACACTCGTACCCAATTTGACCACACTGGAAAGGTCTTCAAAACAACATCAAAAAGATTGAGTGCGAGTATATTTGCTAGTGGGTTTTTTACACTCGCAAGACCCATGAGCATCTGTGTGCGTATCAATTCGTTTGCGTTCAAGTTCATATTTCTACAACTCTCATTGCGTATAAATCCCGAACGTGTTCGGTGTCATACATTTATCCAATGTAAGAGCATTTGCATGAACAGGCTTGGAACGTTTGAGTCGTAGCTCTTTGCTTGCCTTTTCAACAGTATCCTGCGACAATGAAACGAACTTCTTGACATCGCGAATAGGACCTTGAACATTCATTGTCGGCAGATGAAGACGAAGCGGTGGCATATGAACGGCAACCATATCTTCGGAGAAGGAGATGTATTCACGATATTGTTCAATGTCCAACTGACCTCCAAACATCCTCAATAGAGTCTTTGGAGGAGCAGGCGTTAGGTCTTTCTCTGTGTACATTGAACGGTACATGTCGACCAACAAAGCATGGCGTGTCCAACGAGCTACATCCGACAAGGATGGGTCTGAATACAAATGAGCAAGCGCGCATTCAGGAGAACAGAAATGACCTTCGCAAGTGTACATATTTTCATAGGCATCATACGACACAGGAAGGACACAAGACTTCCAACCAAATGGATGACAACACCAAAAACAGGCAGTTTGCTGTGAGTACGTAGGTGCCTTGGTACGAGCAAGAATCTCCTTCAGCATTTCACTTCCAAACCGTTCCGAAATCTTTGACGATTCAACCTGTGAGAGAATTTCTGAATAATCTGTGGATGCTCCGAGGGGTTGAGGAATATCCTCTTCCACAGGAAGCTTCAGCGAAAAAATAACAGGTGCTTCTGGAAGCGACTTTTTAGGCGGCATTCTTTGTTATTTAAAGTTTGATGACTGAAAACTACTCAATGAAAGTAGTGTATTTTCAGGCACAGACACGGGAGCGGGATATAACCCCATTCTTGCGCGCAATTGACCCCAATTGCCCGATTCCTCAATCATTGGAAGGTGGTAATGGGAATGGTGGTGTTTGGCAATGTATGATGGACATAGACAAAAAAGATGAGTTGTTGATTTGTACTAACTTTCGTATCGCAAGTACGTTTCTGTATACAACCGATGTACAAGATGAACTCTATAGACCTGATTGCTATGTTCAATGGCGATTTGGTGAAGCGCCTATTCTATCACGGGTAGCTTCCGAATAATATACTCATCACCCCTTCGTTCTGAAGTGTAATACACTACTTCAAACTCTGTGTCTAGGATTTCTTTCATCTTCTTGCGATCAGGACGAAGGAAATTTCCACGGTCAAACATCTCAATTGCCTCTTCCAAAGAATCACATGCCTTGTCAAAATTCACAAACAGCTTCCCCAAATGATTGGATGCAATTTGTTCTCTGAACCGTATATAACACGAGTACATTGTGAATTTATTTGTGTGTTGTTCATAATTCGTTTTAATAGTTCAACACAATCTGCTGGGGCTTCTGACCAGGAAGACCCTTGATGTCGGGTAATTCATAGAAACCATACATGTTCATCGTCGTCAAGTAATCCGCAACAAAGATTCGCTTGTCTTCCCATTCAACTTCCAGAGTCTTGATAGAGTCCCAATTCGAATCAAATGTCCACAACTTCTGAACATTCTCTTCTTTCCATATGTAGTGGGTTTCGTATTTTGTAAACACTCTGCGACCATCGGGATAGTCCTGATGACCGCCTCCTCCACTGGTTAGAACAATCCAAATCTTCTTGATACCTTCATACTGTGAAATGAATGCACGAAAGAAATCAGGAGACATCTTGGGGATACACCGAAGAACCATTTTGACAAGGATATCCTTTTCAAAACGGATTTTCGTTTTTGAGAGTTGTGAAATACAAATGAATGCAAAGGATCTTGAACATATCAAGGATTTTCAAACATGTTTGCATGTGTATGACATTATCCATCAGGTCAAGCCTTCGTGGAGTACACCCATCCTGAAGCACTGTATGGAACTTGCGATGCCAAAAACGGAAACTTCTTCACCACCAAAGAAGACTACATAATGGGTCTAACAGCACAACAGGCAGAAGAGTATCGCCAGTCGATTCTTCAACGACAGAAGGATGCACGAAAGGAACGTGTGGATGAAATTGTAGCTAGGTCAATCTCCATTGAGGATGCAGAGAAGAGGTTGCGAGAATTGATAACAGATAATCCCGAACAATCATACTTTGGTATCTATGTACTAGACACAGTAACGAATGACTGGGACGACAAGAATAAGAAGAAGATAGTCGCAGAAGTTCAAGAGGAACTTGCAAAAAAGTATGATGAAGCGTTTCCTGATGCTGAAGTTGTAGAGACGAACGCTGGAAATCAGCGAGTTGCGTTTCGGCTTACGATGAGGTTGAGTTAATTTCAGACCGCAACTGGTAAGGAGTCAAATCCTTCTGTATCATCATCTGTGTAAATTTGGAGGTTTCATCCTCTTTTTTGCGTCCCTTGATGATGTCCATCAAGTCCTGAATGATTTCGTCCTTGGGAATCGTCCACGAGACACTTTCCATTCCATCATACTCACGGATACGAAACTCCACATCATCTGGAATCTCCTCTATATCAAGATTCGAATACGCCCCCGAACTCCAAACGGAGCCCTTCTCCTCAAACAGCGCAATCACATCGGGGTCTGTACGTTCCTCGTTCCATTCCTCCAACTTCTTGGGTCTGTCTGGATGACGATCGTTGAACTCCTTCACGAACTGCTTGGAGAAGTTGAATCCGCCGTAGCAAGTATTGTAGAGAATCTTCATTTGATGAATTATGATTGTTGTGTGAAAAACGAATTTGTTTTAGTCAGACAAGTAGACATTACCCAACAGAATGGCGACTTACTATATGATTCACTGCTACGACCAGAACAGTAAGGACGGATTTGACTTGATAAAGAACTACAAGCTCTACACAACGTTTGAAAAGGCAGCAAGTGCTATTGACAAGTACATTCAGGAACGAATTGACGATTACGACGAAGAATCCGAAGTGTTTGAAAAGCCAGTAGTCACGAGTATGGATGAGAATCGAAAGTTTTACCACTACTACGAGACGATGTCCGGTCATCTATTCACAATTACTCGGGTGGTTGTTGCAGAGTAAATCAAAAACGGATTGTTGTATGTATTGTCTTTTTAATTGTACCCAACAGAATGGAACGTAAGACAGCAGAGGAAATCAAGCATGCTATGGGAATGATTGACGTGCGATTGAAGAATATTGAAAACACACTTGATACCGTAGAGATGACAGAGGATATTCAGGAAGCTCTGTGTGATGAGAAGAAGGAACTTGAAGTGTATCGCAAGTCGCTCCAGAAGAAGACACCTGAACAGTACCATGAACTGATAGAAAAGCTACAGAATGACTATGACGATGAGACAGACGTAGAAAAGTGGCGTGAGCTAGAACGGAAAATCCAATCCGTATATGACGAGTTCTTTACAGTATATCCAGAGAGGAAGGTTATGTGCTGGTATTGTGGAGGACAGGGATTTCTGTTAAACTCCGAAGGAATGTGTTCTTGGTGTGCATCCAAGTAAAATGGATTGGTGTATGTATGAAAAAGGAAATATCAAGTCGTGAAAATAATTTTTGTTTTAAAGAGTCACCCTCAAATAGAACGTAAAGTCGCTATCCTTATCCTTTTCAATAGGAAAGTCTGGGAATGCTTCACGATACTTCTCTTCTAGAAGGATTTGCACTCTTTCAGAAAACATATGTGGACCGACGTGTTCAATAACCTGTCTATTTCTGATAGGATTATGTAAAACACTCACAACAAACGTATCTCCCTGTTGTTTAGTTCGCAGATGGTATCGTATGTTGCGGAGAACATCATCAAAACTATAGGATTGACTTACGCAATCCTTTGCGATTGAATCTACTTCAGTGTAATCAATCTCTGTGAAATTCTTACATAATGCAATTGCGCTTTCGCGGGTAAGAAGAGCCATTTTGTTGTATAGAGTTGTGAACATGAAAATGCGTTAATTGATATAGACTATGATGATGAAATAAAAACGGATTGTTGTATGCATTGTCTTTTTACATTACCCTACAGCAGACAAAATGGCACACGGACCTGATACAACAGAACTCTTGAGGAGGATGCACGAGTGTTTGAAAGAGTTGGATGTTTCATATCTCAACATCCATTCTCTTCCAGAACTTCCTTCTGGACTTCAAAAGTTATATTGTTGGAATACACCACTGACGTCTCTTCCTGAATTACCTGCCGGACTTCAAGAGTTAAATTGTTCTCATACACAACTGACTTCACTACCCGAATTACCTGCTGGACTTCAAAAGTTATATTGTTCTCATACACAACTGACTTCACTACCCGAATTACCTGCTGGACTTCAAAAGTTATATTGTTGGAATACACCACTGACTTCATTACCCGAACTTCCTTCTGGACTTCAACAGTTATATTGTTCTCATACACAACTGACTTCATTACCCGAACTACCTACTGGACTTCAAAAGTTATATTGTTGGAATACACCACTGACGTCTCTTCCTGAATTACCTGCCGGACTTCAAGAGTTAAATTGTTGGCGTACACAACTGACGTCTCTTCCTGAATTACCTGCCGGACTTCAAGAGTTAAATTGTTGGCATACACAACTGACTTCACTACCCGAATTACCTGCTGGACTTCAAAAGTTATATTGTTGGCATACACAACTGACTTCATTACCCGAACTACCTACTGGACTTCAACAGTTATATTGTTCTTATACATCTCTCATTCTTCAATGGAAAGAAGGCGAATCCATATCGGATTACAATCTCCGTTGGAGAGAATGGAGAGAAGAACAGGCGTCCAAAAGGAGAGTGCAGGAAAAGAACAAATTACTAAAGGAGGAGATTGTGATGGAAGCATGGAAGCCTGAACGGATGGAACGGTGGATTGAAGCAGGATATGACCCAGATGAGTAAAAAACGGATTGTTGTATGCATTGTCTTTTTACATTACCCTACAGAATGACGACCTACTACACGATTTGTGCGCAACGTCACGACTATGACGAATGGGCGTCTGACAATCTCTACGAAAGCTTTGACGATGCTTGTGATGCGATGGATGAAGAAATCCGAAACTATGACGAATACCGTATCTCTGAATACAAAAAGCCAAATCGCGAAGAGAAGTTCAAGCAGATACAAGAGAGAGAATACGTAGTCTATCACAGGTCGCCAAGGGAACACGAGTTTATTATTAAAACTATGAAGGTTGTTCCCAAGAAGCCAGATACAGTGGATTGCGATGAAGAAGACAAGTATCTTGAAGCCAATTTTGAAGAGGTATTCAAGCGAAGCCGAGAGGTCAAATACTTGAATGGTCGTCCCGTGCGAAATACATGGTATGACCCTGTAAAGACGTGGGCCTATCAGGTATACTTTTCAGAAGGAGAGAAGCCACACACATTCTACGACCTTGAATCCAGAAACATCAAGACGATAGACTTTGTAGAACCCAAGAAGTATGTTTACCAATACTGGGTAGAAAACAACATATTATGCGGACCACACACCAAGTCCAGCATTTACACATCATTTGACGAAGTTTGTGATGCATTGGATAGGGAACTCTCAGAACTTCACGGAAAGCCAAACTGGAAACCTCGTATGACCCGAGAGGAGTTCAAGGAATATATGGGCGACTATCCTGCGAGCACCTACGACTTCTTCAAGACAGACACGTATGTTCTGTATCGCACGGAGGTTTGACAGCTTCCAAATACATTCATTGATTGTCTGTAGGTTGCCCATTGCATGTTCATGCCGAAGACTGTGAAAACGAATTTACATACGACAATCTTTTTGCATGTACTCTACCATGGCGAAAGACATTTCTCAAGCATATCAGAAGAAGACTCATCGTGAGCACATTCTCTCTCTGCCGGACACCTATATTGGTTCAGTTCAGAATGCGGAAGAGGAGGTGTTTGTACGCAAGGACGATGCATTTGTCAAGGCCAAGTTGAACATCAATCCTGGTTTCTACAAGTTGATTGACGAGCTGTTGGTCAATGCACACGACCATGTGGTTCGGTTGAGAACTCGCAAGTCGGAGAATCCAGTCAAGCACATTGAAATCTTTCTAGAAGACGATTCGTTCATGATTGAGAATGACGGTGAGCCGATTGATATTGTGGAACATCCTGAACACAAGGTCTGGGTTCCCCAGATGATTTTCGCAGAATTGCTGACATCTACAAACTACGACAAGGAAGAGAAGAAGCTGGTCGGTGGTAAGAACGGATATGGTGTCAAGCTGGTGAATATCTTTGCAAAGACAATGGATATCTGTATCAAGGATGCTGCACGTGGTCTTGTCTACAACCAGACGTTTGAAGAGAATATGACCATTATCAAGCCCCCATCTGTTGCCAAGGCCAAGAACAAGAAGTCGTCGGTTATGATTCGTTGGCAACCTGACTTTGCTCGGTTTGGAATGACCAAGATAACCCCAGATATGAAGCGTCTCATTGAGCGTCGTGTCTGGGATTTGGCGATGACTGTGGGCAAGGATATCAAGGTATCTTTTGATGGTCAGGTTCTGAAGTGTAAGAATTTGGTGGAGTACGCCAAGTCGTATGGTGTCGATAGTGTCGTCTACGAATCACCGAACGAAAGGTGGCATATCGCAATCGGTCATGCAACCGATGGTTCGTTCAATCAGTCCTTTGTGAATGGCATCTGGACTTCCAAGGGCGGAACACATGTGGATGCGGTTGTCAATCAAGTAGCAGGACACATTGTGGACTACCTTGAGACAAAGAAGAAAACCAAGGTAAAGCCATCCTTGGTTCGGGAACATCTTGCTGTATTCATCGTATCGCTCATTGAAAATCCGTCATTCACATCGCAGACCAAGGAAACATTGACCACCAAGGCATCTGCTTTCGGTTCGTCGCCAAAGTTGAGTGAGGATACCCTGAAGAAGATTGTGTCCAAGCTCGGAATTGTAGAGGCACTTCTCGAGGCACAAGCAGTCAAGGATTCGAAAGACAACACCAAGACTGATGGAAAGAAGCAGAGTCGCATAACTGGCATTCCCAAATTGGATGATGCAGTGTATGCCGGAACCAACAAGTCCAAGGAATGTACGCTCATTCTTACCGAAGGAGACTCGGCCAAGGCAATGGCGCTGTCAGGTCTCTCACAGGAACAGCGCAAGTACTTCGGTGTCTTTCCGCTCAAGGGTAAGGTACTGAATGTGAAGGATACATCGGACAGTAAGGTTGAACAGACCAAGGAGATTGCTGATCTGAAGAAGATTATCGGACTTCAGTCGGGCAAGAAGTATACAGATACAAGTTCTCTGCGATATGGAAGTATCATGATTATGACCGACCAGGATTACGATGGTTCTCATATTCGTGGATTGCTCATCAATCTCTTCCACGAGCTCTGGCATGAGCTCATTCAGATTCCTGGATTCCTGACCTACATGGCAACTCCGATTGTCAAGGCAAGTCGTGGTTCCCAAACCAAGAACTTCTACAATCAGTATGAATACGAGCAGTGGCGCAAGTCAGATGAGTCTCGTGGTTGGAAGGTAAAGTATTATAAGGGATTGGGTACTTCCACTCGTGATGAGGCGAAGGAGTACTTCTCGAAGGTAAGTGCTGTCAAGTTCACGTTCGACGAGAAGTCCGACGAGGCGATTGATATGGCCTTCAACAAGCAACGTGCCGATGACCGAAAGGCATGGCTACAAACTTACGACAAGGCAGTCCTGGTTCCTCCTGGGAATACACTGCCGTATCCCGAGTTCATCAACAAGGATTTGATTCACTTCTCCAACTACAATCTGGAGCGCTCGATTCCGAGTGTCATGGATGGACTGAAGACATCCCAGCGCAAGATTCTGTATGCTGCGTTCAAGAGAAATCTGACCTCTGAGATTCGAGTAGCACAGTTTGCTGGTTATGTTTCTGAACACACTGGATACCACCACGGTGAAGCATCTCTGACCGAAGCTATCATCGGTATGGCACAGGATTTCATGGGCGCCAACAACATGCCTTGGTTGGTTCCACAAGGACAGTTTGGAACTCGTCTTCAGGGTGGTAAGGATTCCGCATCACCAAGGTATATTCACACTCATCTACAATCCTACATCAAGAAGCTGGTTCCATCGGAGGACTTTCCGGTGCTTACCTATCGTGATGACGATGGGCTTCCAGTAGAGCCCGAGTGGTATGCGCCTGTCTTACCGATGCTTCTGGTGAATGGAGCACGTGGTATTGGAACTGGGTATTCCACCTATATCCCGCCATGTAATCCAGCAACTCTCAAGAGCATGTTGGTTGATTGGCTCAAGGGTGATGAGAGCGCTCTGTCTCGGCCTTTGACTCCATACTTCAAGGGATTCAAGGGAACTGTATCGGGTGAGACATTGACTGGCGTGTACAAGAAGGAGAAGGATGGATTTGTAGTCTCCGAGTTGCCACCAGGAACGTGGACACAAGATTATCGTGAGTGGCTGGAGAAGGAACTTGCCGAAGGACGTATCAAGGATTTTGTGGATGTGTCTACAGATGTCGAGGTCAACATAACCATCAAGGGAATTGATGAGAAGGCACTGGTCAAGTCTTTGACCGACAAGGTGAAGACAACCAATATGCATGCGTTCAACTCCAAGTGTGTCATAACCAAGTACGCAACTCTGAATGATATCCTGAAGGAATTTGCGGATGTGAGATTGGCATTGTATGAAACTCGTCGTCAGCATCAAATCAAGGCACTGAAGGCAGAATTGCCATATCATGTGAATGTGGTTCGCTTCATCCAAGACCAGATTTCAGATGAGCCGGAGATTCATCTCCACAAGAAGTCTCGGGCAGATTGTGATGAGATTCTGGGTGAGGCCGAATATCAACATGTGGATGGAAACTACGATTACATTATGAAGCTTCCCGTGTCTTCCTTCACTTTGGAGGAAATCAAGAAGCACGAAACCAAGTTGGCTACTCTGCGCAGAGAAATCGCAGAATTGGAAACGAAGAAGCCTGCGGACTTGTGGCTTTCGGAATTACAAAACGTATAAACAATACAATGAGCGACTATGCTAGATTGATGATGCAAGAACAGGCTATGGCCAGACAACAATACAGTTATGACCCTCGTGTTGCGATGACAAACACACGTTATTTTTCATCGAACATTGAGGCATTCAATTCTACAAGACCTACAAACGTTCCTGATGTCGATCCTTCGTTGTACACAGACATTGAACAAGGTTCGCGTTCGGATCCAAGTGTTGTTCAGGTTTCACCAATGACAAAGTCTTTTAAACGCTATGTTATTGTAGACGCATCTCAGAGAGATTTTGTCAAGCAGCCCAATCCATATACAAACTTGGTTTTTTCATTTGGAAGTCAAGCGGTTTCAGCCAGCAATCCACCTGTCTATGAAAACAATCCTTTCGTTCCAACCTTTGCTGTTGAACAATCCAATCTTCCGCAGCCTATTCCTGGACTACCGAATTCAGGTGGATGGACACTGCCCGCAACCCCGAGTAATATTCCATACCCTGCCTACAACTCATCCAAACCAAAGGGCAATTTTATTGCTTTGGATACTGGCTATATCATTCAGCCTTCAGGGTCTGGGTTCGGAAGCGTGTTTACACCTTGTAATGTACAATCCATTCGATTGATTCGCGCTGTTCTTCCTCAGCGTCAGTTTTTGAATATTCCAATTGTTCCGGGCGATACGGATTCATCTGCGATTCAAACAAGTTTGATTGGCAAACCCTATTCGACCTTTACGACATATCCCTATCTACTCTTGTATCTGAATGAGTACTTTGGTCAGTATGTGGGTGGCAATGAACCTATGCGTCGTTCATTCTCGGTTATGACACAGAAACAACGTCAGCAGACGAACTTTCAAACCGATATCGGTGTACAACAATACGACTACGAACCTTGGGGACAAGAAGCACTTCAACTTCAGAGTCCTATAACCAACCTTCAGAGAATTGCTATAACTGTTACGGATACGAATGGGTCGAATTTTACACAGAATGATAATTTGACAGTTTCATTGATTCAAGCATCGTCAAATGGAATGTTTTTGAAATGTTTTACGGGTTCATTCAATTATTTCAGCAGTAATGAACTTCGTGTTGGCGATCGAGTGGCATTCTATTCCAATAGTATCAGCAATATTCTCAAATCAACGCTCTTGCAGTTTTCATCGCCTGATAAAAAGTCATTTGTCAACGCATTGAATGGAACCACCTTTCCTGTGTTGCAGCTGTTGGATTACATTCAGGATTCCAATGGTATTTATGTTCCTCGAGACGCTTCGAATCAAAGAACACAACCCTATGTATCTTCGTACAATGGATTCCTCATTCCAAACTTTGTATCTGTAGACTCGAATGGAAACGCATCACCTCTGTATCCAGGAGCAGCGGATGGCGGAACATCCAATGTATTAGAACCCAATGTACTGATTGGATCGAATGTCCCTTTCTTGAATACATCTCTTCAACCCGTGTACACACTTGAATTGGAAACTCTTCAACCCGATACTGGAAGTATTGGCGGAACAATTGTTATTTAATTCTCATGGAAACACAAATGTCGTCAATCGCAGATTACTCACAGACTTCCTATGCGGATTTCTTTACGAAGACGGCTATTCCGAATGCCCCTAAACACACAGGTCGTCTGCCCTTGAGTGATAAGGAAGAGAAACTATCTATTCCGAAGGCAACACTCTATGCTCCCGAACCCTACATGGTTCCTGAACGTGTTTCGGAGCAAATTCAGTACCGTCATTCAGACACCCCTCTGAACAAGCTCTTTTTCAGTCAGGGAAACATTGATGCTCTTCAGGAGGAGATTCGTGCGACTGTCTACCAGATGGTAGGTGGAAATATTGACCGTCAGAGCGATAGCGACCTTCTGCTGATTATGCGCAGTTATTACCTTCAGTATGCCGAGAACAACCCCAGTCGAATTGCTGAAGAGCTTGAACTCTTAAACAAGCGTGTAGTCAACTATGCGTCCAATCGTATTGCAACCGAAGTGGAAGCTTACCGCTTTTACCGCAAGGATATTCTGGACTTTCCTGCTCCGATTGCCAATCCTTTGGACGTGAAGATCTATGGAACGCGTACCGGAGAGCTCAAATCGTTTTTCTAAACTAAGTAATGAGTCTATTCGAATTTCAAGATAGAGTATACCTTCATTATAAACAATACTGGTTTGTATGGGAACCCGCATGGGAATCCTTTCGCCCGATTGATGGAGTACGATGGAATGGAACTACATTTGTTATCGATGATATTACGTACTGTAAAGATCCGTTAGACGAGTTCTATGGATACGGAACCGCTCAAATGAAGCAAGTGTGTTCTCTTCTTCGCCCTCGTTATGATGAAATCCCAAAACGTGTCTATTCATTGGATACTGGAAATTCAGAATGGTTTCGCGATCGTTTTGTTGCGATAACTCCATGTGCGCCTCGCGATAAAGATTCATGGAAGCGTATGGTACAAGGAAAGCATAGAACATGTCGTCGTGCGCCTCGCGGAAAGAAACTTACAAGACGGAACTTGTAAGAAACTAAATATGAGAGTAAACATCATCGGAAATTTAAAAAAGAATACGGGTCTCTCGCAAGATATCCATATTCTTCATGGTATGATTGTTCATGCCTTTGGTGATGAGACTGAAATTCGACATGTTCCTCACTATTACCCACAGTGCAATCAAGCCGAGGTAAACTTTTTCATTGAAGTTGTCAATCCTGCCCTATTTGTGTTTGCGCCCAAGAACATTTGGATTCCAAATCCCGAGTGGACATACAAGAACTGGGAACCCTATGCCCAGATGGTAGATGAGATTTGGGTGAAGACACATGAAGCTGAAAAGATTTTTGAGAATTGGAGTTCCAAGGTTCGTTATGTCGGATGGACGTCCATCGATAAGGTTATGCCCGAGCGCAAGAATTTCCACAAGGCGATTGTTCCCGTAGGAACGAATATCTGGAGAAATCCACGACCAATTATTCAGACATATATGCGTATTCAAAAACACAATTCCACATTCTTCAAGGAACTTCCCGAACTTCATATTGTCCACGATCCCAATCGTGTTCCACTTGCTCCCATTCCAGAGGAACTCAAGAGCAAGATTATTCTTCATTCGGAATGTATGCCTGAGAAGGCTTATGATGAGCTTCTACAAGAGTGTGGTCTATGTGTGGTTATGTCGGCCGCAGAAGGATTTGGTCATGCCGTCAATGAAGCCATGTCTGCTGGTTGTATCCTTATGTTGTCTCCTATCGACCCCTTTATCGAGATTGCTCCTAAAAATGCCTTCTGGGTCTCTGAATTGAAGAAGACACCTCATCCCCAATGTATGGCAGACCTGTACGATATTGACATGGAATCTCTGCTCGAAGCTTTCGAGTGTTATGGTGCGTACAACTTCAACATTCGCAAAAAGATGTCTCAAGATTGCCGTGATTTGTATGAGAAGAGACACCAAGAATTCATTGTCAGGATAACGGATATCCTCAAGGATTCTCTGTCAGGTATTCCCAAGTATGTACTGGAAGAGCATCTGACGAAAGAGGAGGACATGCCTGCGGTTTCCATCATAACGATAACTCGAGACAGACGTCCGTTCATTCCACTCGCCAAGTATTCATTCCTTGCTCAGGCGTATCCCGAGGAAAAACTGGAATGGGTTATTGTCGATGATGGCAAAGACCAGATTAAGGATTTAGTTTCAGACCTACCCAATGTCAAGTACATTCTGGTGGACGAGCCTATGACAATTGGAGCCAAGCGTAATCTCGCAATTGAGAATGCCAAGCACGACGTATTGGTTATGATGGATGACGATGATGTGTATCCCAACAATAGCGTACTCACTCGCGTGGCCTATATGCTCTTGGAACCCAAGAAGCAATGTGTGTTTTCAACTACGATTCCATGTTATGAAATTCATGAAAAGAAGAGCTTCATGAATGTTCCGCCCAATACACTCCGTATGTCCGAGAGAGTATCCGAAGCAACTCTGTGCTTTACTCGAGAGTTCTGGAATACAAAGAAGTTTCCCGATCAACAGATCGCAGAAGGAGACGCATTTATTCGCGGTCGCGAACAGATGTGTCGTGAGATTTCCCCACAGGATGTTATTGTGAGCTTGGTACATAAGAAAAATACATCAAGTCGTAAAGTTCCACCTATGGCAGAACCGAATGGATGTCATTATGGATTTGTAGACGAGCTATTTACACTCGTATCTGAGATTGCCGAGTCTCTTTAATAGAGCAGACCGCGGCGAGACTTGCGGGACTTGCGACCGCCCTTGCGGCTACGACGACGAGCACCCTCCATCTCAGCCTCGGGGGCAGCAGCCACGGGCTCCTCACCACCCTTCAGCAGCTTCTTCATCTGCTTGGGGGTCATCTTCTTGAGCATCTTCATGGCCTTCTTGCTCATGCGGCGAGTCTTGCGACCACGACGGCCGCCAGTCAGGGGCAGGGGCGACAGCAGAGCACCACCCTTCATCGGGGTAGCGGCCACGGCATCGGTGGTAGAACCAGAACTAGGAACGGCAACGGCAGCGGGGGTCTTTGAGTCGGACATTTGTTTGTATTCATTCACATAGAAAAATTCAAACGCAACTTAAGAAGAACACGTTACACAACTCGGTGGTTCCACAGTAAACTGCTGTGCCTTGGCAGCTGCCTTGGTACGAAGGTAGTAGCAGCCAGTCTTCAGTCCTTTCTTCCATGCGTAGAAATGCATGGACGAAATCTTGGAATACGACGGCTCGGCAACAAACAGATTCAAACTCTGCGACTGACAGATGAATGGCGCCCGATCCGCAGCGAGATTGATAACGGTCTTCATCGGAATTTCCCATGATGTGCGATAGAGCTCGCGAATATCCTCGGGGATTTCCTTGATATTTTGTACACTCCCATTGTTGGCAATAATCTGGGTACGAATCTCGGATGTCCACAGACCAATCTTGCGCAGGTCTTCTACGAGGTACTTGTTGACAACCATAAAATCACCTGCTAGAACACGGCGAGAATACAAATTCGAAGTAAATGGCTCAATACACTCATTATTACCAAGAATCTGAGAGGTAGATGCGGTAGGCATAGGAGCAATGAGCAGACTGTTTCGCATTCCGTAGATACTACAACGCCCCTTCAAGTCCTTCCAATCGAGATAAGGAGTATGAGTGGGTTGCTGACCCCAGAGGTCAAATTGAAGCTGTTCCTTGGACGCAGGACTTCCCTTGTACGTCGAGTATGTTCCGATGGACTGGTAGTGGTAAGCCGCACCAGGTGTCTCGTACGCAATCTCTTGGCTCTCATAGACAGCAGCATAGTAGATATTCTCAAAGATTTCACGGTTGAGATCGGCAGCTTCTTTGGAACTCCAAGGTAACCTCATCATCGCAAACACATCGGCCAATCCCTGAACACCCAATCCCACAGGACGATGCTTCATATTGGATACTTGAGTCTCGGCAGTGGGATAGAAATTCCTATCGATAACCTTGTCCAGATTGCGAATGAGAATACGAGTGTACTCTCGCAACTTCTGGAAATGGAAGACTGCTTCCGTATCGCTAATCTTCTCGACAAACTTGGGAAGAGCCAGTGAACCTAGGTTACAGACTGCGGTCTCACCCGGAGATGTAAATTCCATGATTTCGGTACAGTTTCCCGTAAGAATTCCATTGAATACACCAGCATGATTGATTGGTTCGTTGAAGCAGTAGGTTGCGTCTCTGCGACCTGTATTGTGAACGGCCACAACCTGAACGAACTGTTCTGCATTTCGCTGTGGTTCACGAGGAGTCCACTTCAGTCGGTGTGTCTCAAAATGTAGTTCAGACAGGTTATACAAGCCCGAAGAAGAAATTAGAAGTCTCCATAGAGGTTCGCAGTCAAACTCTTTATATCCACCGCGCCCATCGGGTAGCATGGTCTTTCTCTCACCAAACATCTTTACAACCTTTGAGTGTACCCCTAGTCCAACCAACATCGTTTGGACGTCCTTGAGAAACTGGTAGTTAATAGAAGTTAATTGAATGGATTCGTTTGTACCATTTCTTGCAATAGAACCATCTGCGTCGAGTAATCCAGCAAGCCATTGAACCCTACATATGATACCTGCGTTGATGGGGACTTTGTATTTACGTTCCAAATCTACTGGAAGAGTGTGATTGAGACGACCACTGTTATCTTCAATTCCACTACATGTGCGAATATCTAGATATGGAACCAATGCCTTCTTCTCGCCATACAGAGCTAGTGTTGGCTTTCCGTTCGAATATGTTCCATCACCGCAGAAGAAACCGTGAGTATAAGGATACTTGATATCATAATGCGAATCACCTGGAATTAGTGGCAAGTCAAATTTGCGAAGCTTCATACCATGCTTCAAATCTTGGGCATCTACACGTAGAGCATTCTTGAATGAACTCTTGTCCTGATAAGCTCTTGACACTAAGAACTTGTGATAAGGGGTACAAGTAAGTACACGTCCATCGCTCAATTCTACATCTACCAATTCTTGGTCTACGCCAGTTTGAACAACTTCAACCATTGAGAATTCATTACCATTCCATACATTAACATGCTTGTTCTGGAGTTCGTGAATTGCGAACTGGCCTTCGTCTGTAAGAACAAGTGTCTCGGGAGCTACACACAAATTGGAAGACCGAATTGTGCCTAGGTTTTGTTGATTGGACTTGGAATTGGCGGCATCCTTGTAGCACAGGTAAGGGGTTCCTGTTTGGATTTGGGCATCAAGGATGAGTTGCCACAGCTTCTTGGCTGGAATTTGACGACGGAACTTACCGGCGGCTTCGTAAGACTCGTACAGGCGTTTGAACTCATCTCCCCAGCAGTCCGCAAGCCCAGGGGATTCACTCGGGCACATAAGACTCCATTGGCCGTCTGACTCCACCCTTTGCATGAAGAGGTCGGGGATCCACAGTCCGTAAAACAAATCACGCGCCCTATCTTCTTCAGCTCCCGTATTGAGCTTGAGGCGTAGGAAATCCTCGATATCTGCGTGCCACGGTTCAAGATAGATTGCAAAGCTGCCATTTCTCTTTCCTCCTTGATTGACATACTTGGCCGTATCGTTAAATACCTTGAGCATCGGAACAATACCTGTAGACTTGCCATTGGTTCCATTGATATGCGAATCCCGAGCACGAATATCATGGATAGCCAAACCAATACCACCTGCCCACTTGGAAATCTGTGCGCAATCACCCAGTGTCTTGTAGATACCCTTGATGCTGTCCTCATCCATCGTCAGCAAGAAACAACTGGAAAGCTGAGGATGAGTGGTTCCCGAGTTGAACAGAGTAGGTGTTGCGTGAATGAAATAACCCATAGACAGAGCATCATAGGTTTCCTTGACACGAGGCAGATCAATCTTTGTTGCTTCGGTACTTCCATGGAGCTGGAGAGACACTCGCATCCACATATGCTGGGGTCTCTCACAAACCTTACCATCACGAGTCCGCAGAAGATATCCCTTATCAAGTGTCTTAAACCCGAAATAGTCAAAATTGAAATCACGAGAATAATCAATCATCTTCTCCAGCTCTTCATGGTGGTCACTCAAATCCCAAATGTAATTGTGAGAGAGCAGCATATCCTTACCTAGACGAT